AGGATTTCCGCAACGCAGTCGGCCATGCGGTCGATGTTGATAAATTCCTTGATTGTTTCCATATTGTTGTGCTTTTGTTTGTTGAAGAATAGAAAACGGCGGTGTCCAAAGTTGTCCACCGCCGCACTTTTCTTGCAGATTTAACATTTGCGGAATATTCTATTACTACACAAATCAGACATTGATTGTTTTTACTTTTGTGAACGAACCGTGGAAGCCGCTGTCTTTGAGTAACTTTGCTCCCAACTCGCCTTTTAACTGAGAAAACTTTACGTCCTGGCTTATCATAAAGCTAAGAAAACCGAGACAAGTGGTTTTGTCTCGACAGTTTGGACGTTGGTTCATATCCCTGCAAAATCTGCATACCATTCCGCTTAGTTGGTTCCCTGGACTTTCGTGTGTCATATAGTGTATGACTTTGCAAAGCGTAACTCACCGGCAAATCCACGCCGTCTAAGTTCGCAGAAAATTTGGTCATCACTGAAGTCGCCAAGCGTTAAGATGGCTTTAACGCCAGGTCTTTTGACTGGGCGCAATACGTTTGCCGCCTTGTCCTGCCTTTTCATTTTTTGTCTCTTTGCCACACAGGACTTACAAGTATTGGCATAGCCGTCCTTTGTGGCGCAATTGTGGTGAAATGCCGATAACGGCAGTAATTCGCCGCAGCATTTGCAGCGTTTCATTGGTTCGTTGTTCGTTTCCATTTTATTTGTTATTGAAAAGTTTGTTCTCAAGTCTCAAAGTCTCTTTGTACGCCCTCAGCCAAAAGCGACCGAGTTTCGCGCTTTTCTTGCTCGCCCACACAAGAGCGGCAAGATATATCGCCCCGACCCACGGTATGCTGGAGAACACCAACAGCGTGGGAAGGATGAGCAGGTATGATATTGCGAGTGTTTTCATGTCTTTCACGTTTTAGAGTGGCACTTCCTCATCCTCAACGATAATGTCGGCGCAAGCCAACGGAGCGTACTCGCCCATCGTCAAGGGCACACGCTCCCACTCGTCCACCACATACTCCACTGTCTCGTATGGGCAGACCGCCTTCAGCTTGCCAGTGAAATGCTGGTGTTTTGCGATTGCTTGACACACAGACCTGTAAGCCTTCGGGGTGAGCCGTATCATCTCGTCGTCAAGCCCCGCGTCGATGTCGTCGTAGAGCACATAGTGAGCCGTCTCGCTGACCGCAATCGTGTCAATGACGTTCTCGGTGCTGAAGAAACAGCCGTCAAAGCCTGTCTCAATGCTTGGCTCGGCGGTTTCACACTGGAGTTCACGCGCTTTTGTGGCGCACGAACACATCACAAGCGCAGCCGCCACGGTAAGGCAGAAGCGCACGATTTTCCTGCCGTCGCACGATAGTATGCGCGTGCCACGGCAACGAGTTCTTTTTCTTTTCATTTTGTAGGTATTTTTTGTTGGTTTTACAATATTATGCACATAATTCCACGCCATTTGTTCACGAGGCGGCTCTGTTCCCATATTTGCGCCATAGTCGTGTGGCGAATGGCTTGCAAGCCTTTCAGCTCGCCCTGCCTGTTTCCGTCTTGCAAATATTCCTTTATGTCGGCGTTTATGTCCTTCAGGGTTTGGAGCAGGTCGTTTGCCTTCTCGCACGCGCTTTTGTACTGCCCGCACACCCATTGCTTGCAGTACTCGTCCTTGTCGAGCGGCGAGTTGCAATAGTCGTCGTGCATTTTCTGGAAGTCCTCGCCCTCCAGACGCACCCTTGTACGGTCGTAAAATTCTTGTTCGGTCATATTATATTTCTCCCATTTTTATGCTGTATTCCAAGCAGTTAATGCTATCCAATATGTTGTCGCGCATTTCCATGAACTTGTTGCGCAATTCTATCGCCTTTGCCCGCTTATCGCTCGCAAGGCTTCTTATAGCATCGTTCACTTTTGCCAAGTCTGTGCGGTGTTTCCGCAAAATCTGGGTATTCGTCATTGCAGTATGGTTTTAGATTGCGGCTTGGCAGCGGTGTGTATGTTTGTTGCACCGCTTCCGCATTTCGTTAATTTGTGGCTTCGTTACACTTCGTACCAATATTCCGCGTTTCCTCGGCTGGTAGCCATATTTATACTTCCTGCACATTCCTATCAGCAAAGACACGCTTCTAAGGTCGGCATAGGCAAACTCGTAGTCGATTGTCTTGCGCTTTAGTGCGCTTTCGTCAACATACGAAATTTCCTCGTTTTTGCGCTCTTTCGGCACATAGCTGAGGACACGGTATAATTGCCGCGCGTTCCTCAGCGCATTTTGGTCTGCTGTTACTTCCATTTGCATTGCGTTTTTGGTTTCGTGGCATTGGTGGGAGTCGAACCCACAGAAACGGCAGTCAAGGCACGTTTCCGCCTCTAACGTTCAATGCCAAACGCCCATTGCGCACTATGGCACAACGGGCGTTTTCGGTTGGTTGCGGTTTTCTTACTTGCTCTCGCTTTCAGGCTCGGCAATTTCCGCACGTTCCATTTCGGGCAAGTTGTCGTCGTCAAACTTGGCACGGAAGTTAAGCGCATCAAAGGACGCTTTCGCTGCTTTGTGCATCTTTTTCTTGTACTCGCGAGTGCACTCTTCCATATCACGCTTTGTCGGCACAAGTCCGATGCGCTGCCAGATAGACGCTTCCACGTCCCAACGCTCTGCCTGCTTCTTGTCGGCAGTGCGCACGATTATGGCGGCTGGCGTTGAAGAGCGCAACTTCGTAGCTATGCCACCATTGTCGGCTTTGAGTGACGCTTCCAGTATCTTCACATTCCAGAACGTGCTGACAACGTTCTTCCACACGCGGAAGATTTCGTCCTGCTTGCGGTTCTGTGGCAGGTAGTCGTCGCCAGTGAAGTTTACGGCGGACTCGTGGATTTCGCCTGCTCGGTTCACGCTTCGGTAAACCAGTGTTACGCCTGTTAAGGCACTCTCGTTGAGGTTCTCGAATTGGTTGGCTGAGAATTTTGATATTGTACCCATTTTGTAGAATTTTTAGGGTTTCTGCGCAAAATTACGCATTGTGGGCAGTGCGAGAGTCGAACTCGCACCCCACCAAAGTAGAGTACAGCCCACACATTTTCGTGTTGCTGTAAAGCCCAAAAGTGCATACCTTTGACAATTCACCCTGCCAAAAGCACACACCACATACGTTTTTGCGCTCTTCTCTCCCTAAAAGCAGCGTGTTACTCAAACCACTTGGAAACACGCACTTTTCACACATTTTAACGTGCGGCTGACAAAATGTCCTTCACTTTGCGCATTTAGGGCACAACTATTTAGGGATGTCATACTTCAAGAGCCTAAAGCAACCGAGGGCTAACCTATTATGGGCACATTTCTGGCACAGGGCGGATAGACGTTCTTCCAATAAGCGGCAGATTTCACACCTTTTCCGAGCGGGTATAGTTATTGCACTTGGGGCAATTTACCCAATACGGACTTTTCCCTTTTTGCTGTTACCAAACCTTAGCCTACAATATAGGCATAATATTTCCAGACTTATGTATTTACGGTTTGGGCGTGTATTGCAAGCGACGGTTTGCATTACCATATTTAATAACAGAGCACTACTGTTACACGCTTGTTCTTTTGCACTTTACATTACTTTACTTCGTGTTTTGTGCCAGTGGCTTTTGCTTTCGCTTTCCACTTCCTTAATTACTTACTTCGTTTTGTCTGTTTTGTTATTTACTTCGTTTTTTTTTGCTTTTGCAAGCGGTTTTACTTCGTGTTAATACTCACTTTGTTTTGGGCAAAACTCGTTTGCCGCCTGCAACCCTTGAGCGTTATATATCGGATAACTCGTTGCAGTGAGAGTGACCTTTTTTTTGTTTTGTTGTCGTTAATCAAAACTGCTGTTTGATTGATTGACGGTGCAAAGGTATGTATTTAGTTTGAAACTACCAAACAATTATACGAAAAAGTGTGTTTTATTAAATCTTTTCTATATATCGAAAGGTTTGTTAACATTGTTGCATATAATAGGAACGCGCGTATATGTGTCAATTATCACAAAGCAAAGGACAAAGAAAGAATAATCAAGTAACAGGGCAAAAGATATGGAAACAGAAACACGAAAAAGGGGCAAAAATTGACTGAAAAAGGGGCAAAGGACAAAGAAAGAATAATCAAGTAACAGGGCAAATTGTTAGTTAATTTCACTTTTGTAATAAGTGAAACAATAAAAGTAATTGATTTACAATACTTTGCGGCAAAATTCATCAAAAAAAGACGGTGGAGGGGGTAGCAGCGGGTGCGAATACCATGTATATACTCCGCCCCAATTTTTTCAATCTCGTTTTTGGCAAGTCTCAAAATGGTCAAATAAGCGATTCTCCACCAGTAAAACACCACATAACACGCAAAAACACACGATATTTGTACGAAAGGGAATATAATGTATTTAAGCTATCCCAGACCGCTACCTAAAGTGCTGACATTTTTCGTCATTAATCTCCAAGCATACAAGCCTCAAAACCTTGTCGTAAAACGGATTCTGAACATTCCTATACACATTTCCACAACAAAGACGAAGAACTGGCCGCGCAACAAGACTTAGACTATTATATTGAAAATTATAGAACTGTACAAAAACGTTACCAAACAAAAGCCGAAATTTTCCCGAAGCCCCAAAATGCAAAACTCGTTTTCCGTGAATTAAGAAAATTTTTATTGTTAAAATGATTTGCATTTGAAAAATAATCGTATCTTTGCCGAAAATTCAATGACGAGGCGTAAGGCTGACGATATAGACAACCGTTTCACTGTCAGTTCACGTCCATCATCACTGCAAATTGATGAATATAATCCACACAATGAAGACGAAGAAACAAATCGAGCATTATCTCAGTCGGAAGAAATACCGCAGCGAGATAGACTTTGAAGGCATCAACCTTTATTGCAAGAGCAAGTTTAACATTAAGCTCCACCACCCCTCCAGTTATTCCACAGAAGACACCGCCATTGATTACGCCACTTTCGCCCAATGGTTAGAACACGGTTTTGGTGCTGGCGATGTGGTGGAATGGGAAGAAAACGGAGAGAAAAACATCGGTTTGGTGCAGGATGGAGGAACAAAGCAAGTCAGAATATGCCTTAAAATCGCCAGAAACGCCCCTATTTTCGATTTTTACATCTTGGATGGACAACTTATCCACCCAGCAAAAGAAAATGCCTTAAAACGAATTTCTGAGGCTTTGGACGCAGAAGGGAAGGAATTTGGCAACCCCTATTTCGTGATAGCAGACAAATTCCGCCCCAGTTCTTGCAGTTTGGTAACGTTCCAAAACCACAAGACAGGAGAGGAGGGCTACGGCGTTGTGCGGATTATCAAAAAGACTGGAGAAGTCATCATGTACTGCTATGTGATAAGGGGCGGTGAAGTAAGATACAGTATGAACGAGATGTTGGGAATGGCTGACGATTTCTCATTTCAATCATTCACCCCAGCAGATTACGAAAGGAAACTCTTGGATAACGAATTGGCAAAGCACGGAAAGACATGGAATCACTTTCTGAAAAGGATTGAGCCATTGACGATGAAAGTGGCAAAAGGAGAACGTTACTGGTACATCACGGACAAGATGCAAGTGACCTCTGACGTGGAAAAGAACACAGCCACCAGCAACAAACGATATTTAGCCGCCAACTATTTCAAGAGACAAGAAGACGCAATAAGAATTTTGGAAGAAGAAATGGAATTAAGAAGAAACTTCTTGGCTGAACCCGAAAAGAAATAATCAAGTCCAGTCAAGAAGCAAGTCAAATAAAGGACGGCAAGCAAAAGGGTCAATCTGTTTCGCCGTCCTCTTCTTCGTATTCATTCAATTTTTGCTTAAACAGTTCCTCGACGTTTGCCGTGTCGTTGTGGTCGTGATTATACTTGAAGAATTTTTCTGGAAGCAGTTGGCTTACGCTTAAAGAAATCTTGCCTTTTTGCGGAAGTTCTTTAAGAAGGCCCTTAACATCATTCACAGGGATTCCTGTCTCTTCAGACCATACCCCGACAAGATTGTCATACTGGAGTTTTGTCACTTCATCATAACGAGACTGGTTGTTGACTTTGTTTTCCTCGACCGTCTTAATAATCTGCCAAACGATATATTCGGCATCTGAAAGCAGTTTTTCGTCTTGTTTGGCAATTTCCGTAACAGCCTCAACAAAAAGTCTGCGACAGGTACGGTCTTTTACGTTTCGTGTCCTGACAGGTTTTGAAATGGTCGTGGCAGGAATGGTTATGTTGTGCAGTTTACTGGGAGTAATGTAACAGCACAGCTCCCCATTATGTTCTTCAAGGTCGAACCCGAATATATTTTTCATGTCCTGTTCTGAAAGGGAGAAAGCAGGGTCGATTTCTTTCAAATCGTTCCAGGCACGATAAAGACAGTCCATAAAAAGTTCAGCAGGGATAAAATTGCTTTCAATGTTTTCTGGGTTGTTATCATATTGCAGATAGCCCCAAACCTGTCTTACGGCTTTATCATAATCTTCGTCAGAAAAATCTGAAAGGTTTATGATGGTCTCGAAATCTGTCGAAGAAAGAACAGGAAAAGACAAGTCACGTTCTTCAAACCATTTTTCGATTTTTTCTTTTTGTTCTCCCCCTTTATTAAGCGAGCTTCGCTCGCTATCATCTTTTTTTATCTTATATATATCTATACTGTATGCAGTTTTTGCATAGGTTGAAGAGCCAACCTCTGCACTTTCTGCATAGGTAGCCTTTGCAGTTTTTGCATAGGTCAGTAATGTATCAAGCCCATATTGCATGACTTTTTCTTTGAGCATAGCCATAACTTCTGCATTTTCTGCATAAGCGGTAATTAACCTATGCAGTTTTTGCATAGGTTCGTCTATGACCTTTGCAATTTCTGCATAGGTTCGTGGCAAATCAGTAGTCAACCTATGCAGTTTTTGCATAGGTTCGTTGTTAACCTCTGCATTTTCTGCATAGGCATTTTCTGCATAGGCATTTTCTGCATAGGTTCTTTTATATTGTTGTTTGATAAAATCGAGGTTTTGTTTTTCGATTGTTTGTAATCCGCCCTCGTTACGGCATAGCATTTTTCTTACTGCACCCCATCCCTCGTCAGTTATTTGAGACGAGACTTCGTGTATCTTCTCCACTTCATCCCAGTTTATCTGAAAGGAAGTTGCGCTTCCGTTACTTAACTTAACAGAGACAAGGTTAAGTTTTTCCAGTTCCTTTATGCTGTTGTTCACTGTATGGTATGATACGCCCATTGCAGCGGCCAACTTGCTTTTGGACAAAAATATTGGCTGGCTGCAAATAGATTTCGGAACGCTTCTGATGATATTGAACAATAGCAGGAACGCATTACCAGACGTGAGTGCGGCGAGGGCGTGTGGTATCGCGCTCCAATGTCCTTTGTAGAAGTTCAAGTCGTTCATGGCTGTGTCGTGGTCTGTTCAGTTTTGATATAGAAACGGACGTATTTGCCGTTTATCATTTGTTTTGCGGGTTGGAAACCGATGGATTTGGCGTACCGCCCTACTCGTTGGTTGTTCGGTTCAAAAGGGAAGTTTTGAGCGTAGTGTGCTTTCATTTCCTCTATTGACACTCTGTTCTTTGTTGTTATATCCATTGTGCTTAATATTTTTGTTGCATTATATTTCTTTGTTCACAAAGGTTTGCGTTGCCGTGTCGCTGCAAGTCATCGCATATATGCTTGTGCGGACAACCGTGGCAAGCGTTCTTTATGCTTACTATCGTGAAAAGGAGTGACACTATCAAGAATAATATTATTGCTATTATGATTGTCATTGTCGTGAGTTTTAATTGTTGTTGTATGATAGGGCGATGTCATATCGGAGAGGGTCGTCTATGTTCCATTGGCGAAAAACAGACGAGAGTTCCAGAACCGCTCTCCAACTGTGCGGGTCATAAGTGATGAGACCGAGTTTTTTTGCTTTTCCAGCCACCACGGATGACATGACGGCATACAGATGGGCGGGGGTGATGTTGTCAGTGCGCCACAGTCCAATGTCAATATCACCTTTCCTCACCATCCACCGCAAGAGCAGGCAAATACGTTTGCAAGCGGAGTTGCGAACAGGACTGCCCAACCGCGCGGGCGCAAAGGTGTCGGACAATTCCATTATCAAATCTTCAACACGCATATTCTTTTGTGTCGCGATATATGCCTGTACTGATTCATATTTGTTGTAGAATGCCCGCAATGTGTGGTTGACGCTCTTGAACATTTTGTTTGACAACGTGCGGTATATCGTCCCGTCATCTGGTATGTCGTAGAAACCGCCGTATTTCACGAAGTCGGCAGGGCAGTTCTCACACATCGTCATCAGTTTGTTTGCGAGTTGTATTGTCTGTTGGTTGTTGTCCCATGACAGCATTGCCGTCCACATTGCGCTTATCTCCACGTCGGCTGTCGTGGCGGACGGTTTGCGCATAAAGGTACGGACTATCTGTATCGGGTCTTGTGCGATGAACTTTTTGGGGTCTATGCTGTTATACAGTTGGTTCATCTGTTCTTTCATTGTCAGCTTTCTCATTTTGTTTCAGTTGTTCACGGTGAAACTTTATCATGCTCTCCATTTGCTGTAATACGATTTTCGCTTGTTCCGCTGCCTCGTATTGCTCTGCTTGTACCCATAGGCTTTGCCAAGTATATACTTCCTGTCTCGCTTTCCATAGCAACAGTTCCATTGCGTCGTTTGTGAACACGGAGTGAAACCATATCTGTTGTTGGATGTCGGAATAGGTTTTGAGAAGAATGGCAAACCGTTCCATGTCGTTTTGTATCTTGTTCATATCTTTTGCGAGGATGAGACACATCGCTATGTTGGCTACGCCGAGCAAGCACACGGCTATCATTATTGTAATCATATCCCTAATTCTGAACGGTTGATAAATGATGGACAATGCTCATCACCTACATGGTGGTTTGTGGGTATCTTGTTGAACGCACCGTTTTTCTCGCATGACAGGTCATAACGAAAGCAATGGTATCTGTCCCAACATCCTTTCGCCATACATTTGTGGCAGTCGTTAAGCAAACGCTGGTACGCCATCAGTGATATGAACACCGCCGTGTCGGGCAGGGCTTGTCGGAATCTTTCAGGTATCTTGCCTTGATGCCATACGTTGTTGGATTTTACAAGTGTGCCGTCGAAACGGCGTATGCAAAACTCTTTCCCGAAAAATCCGCGCAATACGTTTTCGGGACGGTGTGCGAATGGGTGGACGGTGTAATGGTGTCCGTTTATCACCTCACGGTCTGGGAGCGGGTGTTCTATCTTGTCCGTCCAGAACGCGCAGGAATAACACAGATGTCTGTCGTGCATCGTGTCGTAGAGGGGTGATGACGGGTCAAAGTCATCAAGGGCCTCTGTTTTGCCGCATAGTTGGCATTCGATGATGAGGGGCTGCGTCGATACCCCTTCAGCTTCCTTACTCATAATAGAAAAGATATGTTTCCGAAGAAACGTTCAGTAATGAAGATAGGGGTACGTTGCCGTACAATCAGTTGTGGAAAAGTAACGTTTTCGTTACTTTATATGTTTATGGACGCGAATACCGATTTTATCTCATCGTCGCGCAGTCCGATATACACTTTTGTAACATTTATGCTTGAATGGCTGAATATGCTGTTGAGCAGCACTAACGCTTCGGACTTGTTCTCGTTGTTGTCATAGACGTACCGTCCGAATGACTTGCGGAAGGTATGACTGGAGAAATTGCTTATTTGGAGTTCGTATTTCTCTTTCCACTCTTTCGCCAGTCTGTTGATGTACTGGGAGGTGAATGGAAGCCCTGTGTGTTTGTTCTTGAATATAAGTTCGGCAGGGTTGGGGCGTTTCATCAGCAGGTACAGTTCCTCGAACCGTTCTTGCGTGCGGTAGCTGAACGGTATGCGGCGTGTCTTGCCTGTTTTCTTTTCCGTTTTCGTCAGAGAACCTTTGTGAAGAATGTCTGCCCAAGTGAGCGACAGCACGTCGGATATTCTTAAAGCTGTGCAAAAAGACACGCGGGCATAAAGTTCCCACATATATTGCTTGTCTTTGTGAAGTCTGTCGAGCAACCGTTTCAGTTCTTTGACAGGCAGATAATCGCTTTTTGTCAGTTGGTTCTTCTTTGCCATCGTTTTATCAATTTAACATTACGATGCAAAGATATGTATTTATTTTCGATTATCCAAATTTATACTCGATTATTTTCAATTTAAGATAAAAATAAACTTTATGTCATTGTAATACAGATATATAAAATAATACAGGAACAGCGGTTGACTGTTCCTGTAAAAAGATGCGTTAGTGTGTGCCAGAGTGTCCGTAACCGCCATCACCACGTTCTGTGGAATTTAGTTCGGACAGGGATGCGCATGGAATCCAGTTGGCTTGTTCGCATTTTGTAATCACCATTTGTGCTATTCTTTCGCCCTTGTTGATTACAAATGACTCGTCGCTGTGGTTTATGAGTATTACACCGATGTCGCCACGGTAATCAGCATCAATAGTACCTGGGCTGTTGAGGACGGTTATCCCGTGTTTGAGAGCCAGTCCGCTGCGTGGTCGTATCTGTGCCTCGTAACCTGCTGGCAGTTGGATATGCAGTCCAGTAGGCACAAGGACGGATTTCGTAGGTTGCAACGTGATTGGTTCTTTGATGTCTGCCCTCAAATCCATGCCAGCAGACTGTGGTGTGGCATATTGTGGCAAATCGTTTGTGGAAGAGTTGAATACTTTAATTTTCATTTTGTATTGTCTTGTGTTTTCTATATTTCCATTTCTTTCGGCTCATCTTCGTGTTGGCGTAAACAGGGCGTTTTACTCCGCACAGTTCATCATACTCTTCGAGTGTCAGAACGCCGATGTCGGACAGGTCGATTTCAATTTCGGGGTCAATGTATCTGAAATAATATGTGCCGAGCGATATTAGTTCGCCCCTGCACACCTTTGACATATTCCCTGCGGACAGCTCGTGGCTGTATTTCGATGCCTCGTTCAGCGATTTCGCTATTAGTGCCAACACTTTCTTTCGGTTAAATACCAGTATTGGCTTTGCTTCACGCCATGTCTTTTGTGTCATCCCAGATTGTTTTGTACAATTCTGGGCTAAGTCGTCTTTTCACCAAAGTGGTAAGGTAAGAATCTGAGATTACGATGCCAGTGGTAAACATTTCGTCTATCACCTCGTTCATGTAAGCGCAGAATTGTGGGTCAACATAGGATAGGAACGGATAGCACAAGCATCCGTAAATCAGTTGATGTCCTTGCTGGTTGATACAGGCGAGTTGGCTTGCGGACAATTTGTATGTTTTCGCTATCGCCTGTATCTGGAAGTCGAATTTCGTGAAGAAATCCTCCACGCTCAAAGTGTCGGCAAGGTTTTGTTGCTGGATGTAGGAAGTAGCGTCGAATAGTCGGTTGCCGTTTTTGTCCGTTCCGAAATGAAGGTTTGGAAACTCCAATAGCGGCGTGTCCCTGCATACGACGTTTACGATAGCTCCAGTTCCCTGTATCGTGTTCATTGCGCGTTGATGTTTGCCTTGTGCGTCTCAGGTGTAACCATTACCGATTGCGCCTTGTCGTATTTCACGCTGCGCACACAGTAATCGCAGTTGGCGTATTCCTGGCTGATGATGTATTTGGCATCCTGTATGGCTTCATACGAATACCGCTCTGGCAGATATATTACCACCTTGTTTGCTTTGGTCTTGCCGCTCTTCTCGTCTGTTGTATAGACGATGACATCCACGGCGTACAGCCCCACTTCTGTGTCGAGGTCTTCCTCGAAATAGTAGGAAATCAGACCGCAGATGAGGTTTTCGTCCACATGGAAGGTGTCGTTGAAATAAACCTTGTCGATTTTGGTCTTTACGATTTCGTAGGCAACATCGCCAAACCTGTCTTTGCCTTCCATTAGGCGCGTGGCTATCTGTTCTGCCTCGGTGTAGCACGTTGCCATTACAAGGTCTTCTGTCTTTACCGGCACGATAGCACCGTCAGTGGCTTCGTCCTTGAAAGCCATCTTAATTCGATAGAAATCAAATTCTTTGTTCATAGTGGTTTTATTGAGATTGAATATTGAGATTGCAAAGGTAATGAAACTATGTATATTGACAAAAACATTTTATCGATTTAACATATAATCAATTTTGAAACTCTTGAACATCAGCTATTTTGACGGCAGCAGATTATTGTAGCGAAAGGATAATGAATACACATATTATTATAGAGCGATAGTAAGGAAAGGCAAACAAAGCGAAGTTATGGGAGCTATTCTTCAGAAAATATATATTTCATGGAAATAGCAACTGCAAATATGTCGTTTCGAGACACGCCCTTAGAGAGCATCTTTCGTACAAGCAAGAAGACCATACAGGAATATACGCGGGAGATAGAGCGTTATTGCCGTTACAAGACCGTACAGTCGCAGGTAACACGCGGTGTGGTGTTGGATAACCGAGGTCAGTTGATGGACTTGTATGAGGCTTGTGTGCAGCAGGACGCACATTTGAGTGCCGTCTTGGAAACTGTGGAATCGCAGATTATAGGAGAACGTTATATGCTTGCCCGTCAAAATGAGCGTGGCAAATATATAAAAGATGTGGAAGAAACAAAGAAGATACAAGGGTCGCAGTTTGACAAGATTATAAGGGGTATCGTAGAGTCAAAATGGTATGGTTATACCCTTTTGGAGATTATGCCTACAATTAACCCGATGACAGGAAAGTTGGCAGAGGTGAATTTGATAGAACGCCGCAATGTCGCTCCCAGTCAGCGCAGGGTTGTACAGCGTCAGGGACAATGGAGTCCTGGGTGGGATTTGGATTCCGCGAAGTATGCGAGCCACTATTGCTTGATTGACACAGGGTCGTTGGGCTTGTTTTCCGCCACTACCCCTTTGATATTGGCAAAGAAGTTCACGTTGGCGAACTATGTCAATTTCAGTCATACATACGGTCAGCCCATTATTCACGGCAAGATAGAGTCGGAGAACAACATGGACCGCAAGCGTTTTGCGCAGGACATCGCCAACGCCGCCCAAAACAAGGTTGTGGTTACGGGCTTGAATGACGCTGTGGATATTAAGACCTTCACGATGTCAAATTCCGAGCATATCTATAGCAGTCTGATAGACTTTGTGAACAAGGAAGTCAGCAACTTGATTGTCGGCAGCGAGTCGATGGCGGGTGAAACCCAGTCATACGTTGGTTCGACCACCGCCCATCAAGACATTTTCCGCGAGCGCATAGAGGTGTATCGCGAGTATATAGAAAATGTGATGAACGAGGAGATACTGCCTCGTTTGGTTGCAATGGGCTATATCAAGGCAGGGTTGGAGTTCAAGTACGCCAACCGTGTGGAGATGAGCAACAAGGACAAGATAAACCTTTACTCGTTCATTACGGACAAGTATGAGGTCGGTGCTGACGAGATAGAGAAGGAGTTTGGCATTGTTGTCGGCAAGCAGTTCAACGCCATTGAAGGTTTGGCTTCGAGCAGTGAGTTTTACGACAGCCCCAACGACCGTCACATTATGTCGGATGAGGAATATTACAAGCGTTACGGTCATAGGCGTGGCGAGCGGAAGAGCCGTGGCGGTCGCCAGAACACAACCACGCCCACCAAAGAAGATGGAGATGTGGAAAATTTTTTCTCGGAAGGAGAATAGAGGATAGCGTTTCCCCTTCCGAGAAAGTGGCTGATGACCCAGATAAAGCCGAATATTTAGCTATCTATGCGATATTCAAGCAGTTCTTGGATAACTATGGTAACATGGAAGAACAGGAGGACTTGCTGGAAGAGATGATGCGGCTGCGTGCCGAGTTTGCTTTCAGCCACGCCGTCCGTGGTTTTGGCATGGATTACGAGAAAGCCGTGGAATTGTTGCGCAACTATAATGAAGGGTTGAGCAAGTTGGAGAGGGAGCAGCGCAATGTGCTTGTCGCCGCTTTGGATAACCTTATAGATTTCGCCGTGGCGGAGGAATATCAGATGTCGGAGCAGGTGTATTCCGAGATAGATGAAGGGGCTGATATGGTGGATTGCGAGGAAGTATTTGAACGATATAACAAAACATACAAGAAAATTGAGGATGCGGAGATAGAATATGCCATGAGCATTGCCGCAGGCTGGGTTGCTATCAGTGAGAACACGGTTCTGACCTATACCACACAGGGTGACAACAGGGTACGTCCGTGGCACATGGCTTTGGAAGGCACGAGTTACAGGAAGGCGGATTTCCCAGAATGGCTTATACCGCCTATCGACTATGGTTGCCGCTGCTATTTGGTGGAATCCGCAGACGCTATTGTTGATGACCGTGGCAAGATGGAGCGGGTTATGGCAAAGGCGAAGTTGGAGAAACCTGATTTTGTCAATCCTGTATTTGAGGAGAGTGTCTGCAAGGGCGGCAGGATATTCGGCAAGTCGCACAGTTATTTCAAAGTGCCGAAGAAAGACAAGAAGCGGCTGCGCGATATTGCCAAAAAGATAAAGGAGCAATGGCTGGAATTGTGATTACCCCCAAGCGGTTGGCACAACAATGGCTGCGTTTGCCAAACAAGTTTGAGGTCAATGTCTTTAATTTCGAGACGTTGGCTGGACAAGCTGTCAAAGATATTTTCCGCCAGTCGTTCTTTCTTCGCAGGTTCAATTCCACTGGGCAGTCAGCATGGCAGAGCCACAGTGAGAAGTGGAAGTCGAGGAAAGACTACAAGCCGCACCCAGTGCTGAATGAAACTGGCAACTTGAAAGAGTCGATAGTGTGGGCGCGGGACAACAAAGGCTCGCAACGCTCTGTTGTCATTTACTCTTCTCCCAATGCGTTGCGTAACAGCAAGCGGCAGTATGGGCGTAATTTCTATTACGCCAAAGTGCATAATGACCCCAGTGGTACATACCGATATGGCAATACAGGCGTGAGGAGCATACAGCGGCAGTTTATAGGTTACTCCACTGTGGCGCGTGACAAGTTGAAATCTTTAAGTATTCACATTTTTGACGGATTTCCAAAATGATAATAGACAAGCACAAACAAGTCGCCGAAGAGGAAGAGCAGAAGGCGGTGGCAGTTGTAGATACTGGCGAGGATGCGGGTGATAACCCTTTTACTCCTGATGATGATAGCGTTACCATTGAAGAGGTTGAGTTAAACCCATTGCAAGAGGCGTATCTTGCGTTAAGGCGCGTGTTGGAGTCGTTAGAAGACCCTGATAGGACAGGCGTAAAGCTGTTTCAGACAGTGAAGATGGATAACGGACAGTTTGAGCGTATTGTCAGGAGCAAGGGCAACACCGAATATGCCATCGGCTTCCCTGCCGCCTTCATCCGCTTTATCAATGTGCGGTATTTGGTATCGCAACAGCGTATTGGCGAAGGTCGCGCTACCGCCCGTATTCGTTATGTGCTGAACGACTTGAACAATAGTGATGACACGGTGGAAACACGCTGTTTCAGAGTTTTTCAGACTATCAATGCCGCCATTCAAGACGCTAAGAATGTTGAGCCAGCCCTGAATGAGCGTTGCAATCTTACCTATTGGGATATGCCGGAATCGCTGGATAACGGCTTGCAGCCCTTTTGGATAGATTACGAGATATGGTTTCGTGATATGTCGGGCTACCAGTATCGCAACTGGGTTGACAGGTATTTGGTTATTCCGCCGTTCACCAACCATTCTGATGCTCCTGCGCATGATGAGGAAGGTCATGGCGACCATAAAGAGCCGACCATAGAGGAGGTGGCGGGCTTCTCGTATAATGTGGATTCGGACAGCAGTTCTGATGATACTGGGAGCGACGAGACTGACAGCGATGACACTGACGACGAGACGGAATAATCAACCATTGTAAAAAACATATTCTATTCTTTGGAAAAACAAGATGAAAACGAGCAATTTGAAATATGTTGTTGGTGAGGCTTGTGCCAATGAGCCAGCGTATATGCGTTTCTATGGACGCATTGACGAGTACAGCGCGAGGAATTTCAATGACGAGTTCCTTTGGCTGCAAGACTATGTAAAACCATCGAAGATAGTCATCAGCATCAACAGTGAGGGCGGCAGCGTCCTTCATGGCATGGGGACATACAGTATAATACAGAACAGTCCCATCGAGACAGAGACCATCATTGAAGGTCTTGCCGCCTCGATGGGGTCGGTGTTGTGGGCTGCTGGCACACGTTCCTATATGCGTGACTACTCCATTTTGATGATACACAACCCTTTCTTGACGAGCCAAGAAGAAAGCAGTGAGGACGGCAATCCCCAAAGTGAGGATGAGAATCAGATGCTTGAAGCCTTCCGCAAGCAGATTGAGACTGTCTATACCCGCAGGTTCGGTTTGTCGAAAGAGAAGGTGCGTGAGATTATGGAGGGCAAGGAAGGCTGTGACGGCACATATTTCGATGCCAAGCAAGCCGTCGCCGCAGGCATCCTCCCTGCCGAGAACATCCTCAAGACCTCCAAGCAGGTCAGGGAGAAGGTGAAGGGCAAGATTGAGGGGATTGTCGAGGCGGACAAGATACAGGAGGCTATGGCTTCCATTAACGCCGAATTAGGCGACTTCAAACCACTTTTGAATGTCGGTTCTATTCATAAACAAAACGAGATTAAAAATTCAAAATCAGAAAACATGGAAAAAGAGCAAGAGTTCGCATTTGGTTCTGTATGCGCCCAGCTCGGCTTGGATAAGAGTTCCGAGGTTTCCGCTGTTGTCAGCCGTATCACGTCGCTGATGAACGCAGAGGCCAAGTTGCAGGAAGTGCAAGCCGCCTATGACAAGCTGACTATTGTCAAGGAAGGTCTGGATGCCCAGCTTACCAATGCACAGGAAGAGTTGAAAGGTGTCAAGGACGAGTTGCAGACCTACAAGGATGCAGAGAAGGCACAGCATGACGCTGAGATAGCCCAGTTCGTCGATGACGCTATCGCCGACGGCAAGATTTCCGCCGACTCAAAATCGAAATGGGTGGAGATGGCCCAGAGCAACTTTGATATGGTCAAGGACACCCTTGACTCTATCGAGAAACGTGACAAGATTTCCGAGGAGATTGCCAAAGACTCTCAGAATGTGAATGATGCCAAAGAAGGTCTTACCGAGGCGGAGAAGCGTATGGCTAAAGCCGTGGAAGACGCTGTTGGCAAGGATTTCCAGTTCAAAACACTTGACTAACTAAAACGAAGAAATATGGCAAGTTCAGTAAATTTTGCGCAGAACACTTATTCCGGCGAGGTTCTTGAAGACCTGTTGACCTACACTGCGCAGGGCAACGATACCTACAAGGAAGGTCTCATCCACATCAAGTCCGGCATACAATACAAGTACACGATTCCTACCGCCAAGTTGGGCAAGGTTATCCAAGACAATGTGCCTACCCCGACTTCCACACACGGTGCTGGCGCGGGAACGGCAGACGGTCTGAATCAGTACACGCTTACAGAGCGTTATCTTGAACCCAAAGACTTCATGGTGTATCTGGAGTTCAACCCCAGAGACTTCGAGAAGTACTGGAAGTTTGCACAGCCAGAGGGCAATCTTGTGTTCCGCGAGCTTGACCCGAAGGTGCAGGCTACCATGCTCCGCCTGTTAATGGACAGAAAGAACGAGTATATCGGCGAATCCATTTGGTGTTCGGCTAAGGGTGGCACTGCTTCCGCAGGCATCACTGCTCCCACGGGCTGCACGGCTATTGGCGGTGACAACGATGGTGGTCCGATGAAGTATTTTGACGGTGCTATCAAGCGCATCCTCGCCAACACCGCTTCTGACGCTTCCGAAGAGGAGAAGGCTGGCGGTCAGTGCATCATCGCTGGCACTACCGAGCTTACCACTGGTGAGCAAGTAGAGGCCGCTTTCAACGCCATGTGGAAGAAATGCCCGAAGCAGATTCGCAAGAAAGCAGGTCTTGTGTTCGTGTGCGGTTGGGATGTCTGGGATTTGTACGACCAGTATCTCAGCGACAAGCAAGTGAAGTACTCCGACAACACGAAGGTCAACGAGTACCGTTTCAAGGGCAAGCGCATCGTGCCTATCGTCGGTGTTCCAGAACACACTATCGTTCTTGGCACGTTCACTACAGGCATGGACTCTAACCTTTGGATGGGTGTGGACTACGCCAATGACACTGACGTGGTGCGTGTTGACAGACTGCAAAACAACAGTGAGTTGTACTTCTTCCAGATGCGCATGAAGATGGACGTGAACATTGTCCGTCCTGCTGAAATCGTATGCTGGACTGCGTACACCAACACTGGTGCTTAACAAGTAGAGTTCGGTTCAATGTTTTATAAGTAGCAATGTGGGAGTGGAGCAACGAGACTCCGCTCCCATTTTCAGTTTAAGTTAAGATTATGGCAAGAAGAAAAACAGAGAACGTCGCATTGAACGAGGCAGAAGTACAGCAGACCGCTGTCAACGTTGAGGTCAGTGAAGACGTGAACAAGACTGAGACGGCACAGGAAGTCTCTGCTGAGGCTGCTGTTGAAGCGCAGGAAGAGGTGAAGATGCCTGATAACGTCTCTATGACAGAGATTCCCAAGTATGTGGACCAGATACTCACTGGTTATCCCAACTATGAGGAGCTGTACATTGACAGCAAGGGTGGCGTGTATGTCAAAGGTACTCAACAAAACCTTGTGAAGGACGCTATTCTTTACAAAAATCCGTATTACAAACAATAAAAATTCGACAATATGGCATTAGGTGGTGTATTTATGACTGACACCGACGGTAATATCGGTACCAGTTCTACGACTTCGACAGAGAAAGTCACTGGTCTGTTGTTTGACATATCCAAGCAGACAGACTTTTTCACTGCTGGCGCGGGTTTGGCGGTGAAGGATAAGTTGGAAGGCAATGTCATTGAGGTGAACTCGATGGATGACTTGAAAGAGTTGGGCATTGCCGCCTACACAGGTGATACATCTACGGATTTGCTTTATGGCATACCGTACTATCATATCAATCATTTCTTCGGCATACAAGGCGACACTGGTCGTTTGTTCATCATGTTTGCTGATTGCAGCCAGAACTGGGACGCTATCGACCAGATGCAGCGTGTAGCCCACGGTCTGATTAACCAGTTAGGCGTATGGACGGAGCAGCCGTTGTGGAAGCTGACTGACAGCACTGCTGACACATACAGTGTTGACTTGGTGACGAGCCTCAACAGCAAGGCCACGTCGCTTGCTGACGAGAACGCGCCGTTGTCAATCATACTGACTGCCAACACCGCTGTTGTCGCCACCACTGACGAAAGTCTGAAGCAGGTTGACTTGAACAAGATACCGAGCTGTATGATAGGCGCACGCTATGTGTCTGTAGCTATCAGCCAGGGGCTTGACTCCGATGTTTCCGCCATGCAGCTTGCCAACCCCAACTACACCCCAGTGGGCGTTGTGGGCGCATTGCTCGGTTGTTTGGCATACGCCAGCGTTCAGGAGAGCTTCGCTTGGGTCAACAAGTTCAACATGGTAGGTTACTTCCCTGACATTGAGATGGGCTTTGGCGACATGACCCTTGACAGCGAGGGCAAGTTCACCAGCACCCTGAAGTATTCCTCTCTGAACAAGACCAAGTTGGACACTTTGGACGACAAGGGATATATCTTCCTTTGCAAGTACAGTGGTTTGGAGAGCGGTGTTTATTTCTCGAAAGACCAGACTTGCGCCAACAGCGACAGTGACTATCGCACGGTGGCGAGAAACCGCACTATCAACAAGTCGCGCAGGGCTGTCCGCACGGTACTGTTGCCATACGTCAACAGTCCGTTGAAGGTTGACCCCAGCACAGGCTATCTGTCCTCCGCAAAGATTACCATGTTCCAGAACCTCGTTTCTGATGTTCTTGACACGATGGAAACCAACGAGGAGATTTCGGGCTACTCTGTCACCATTGACAAGAGCCAGAACGTGCTGAAAAACGACAAATTGATTATCCAGTACTCCCTTGTACCCGTTGGTGTCGCAACCACCATTGAGGTAGAGGAAGGCTTGGCATTAACTACTGCTTAAAATAAATCAGTAATATGGCAACAATAAATAATGTTTCGTACAGCTGGTCGATGATTCGCATCTCGATACCAGCGTTGGGTATATCCGAGGACTCCACTATCATGCAGGGAGTGTCGGAGATAAAGTGGAACAAGAAGCGCAAGGTGGAGAACAACTATGGCATTGGCGGTGAGGCTATAGGCAGGGGTTTTGGCAACAAGACCTGCACTGCCTCTGTCACGATGGACTACAACACCGTGTCGCAGTTGCGGGCATTGGCAGGCTCGCTTATGGACTTGGGCGAGTTTGACCTTATCATCTCGTTCACCAACGCCTACGCAGGTTCGGACTGGACTGCCGAGACCGTCACGCTGAAAGGATGCCTGTTCAATGAGGACGGCATGGAAAGCAAGCAAGACGACACTGACATCACGAAGGAGTTTGATTTGAACCCCTTTGACATCATCACAGGAGAAGGTTCAAGTACAGGCTGGTTGTAACTTTCGGTATAATGTGTTTTTGTGTGAGGACGAGTCATTAAATTGGCTCGTCCTTTTGGCGGCTGTTAACGGTGGTATCGTGGTTGTCGTCCTTTCTCTTCTATGCCCACCAATTTGTCTTCGATGAAGTATAGCTTTAGTCCTTCGAGGTAGAAGTCGTATTGTGTGGCAAGACCGAGCGGTGTCATTATCTTTTCTATATGGCGTGGCTCGTTGCGGCGTGCCTCCACGCACATTTCTGGTGAGAAGCCAAACTCCACTAACCCCTGTCGTATTTTCTGCGCTATCCTTTCGCCCCACCGTTCTTTGGCGTAGTTGTAACGCGCCCTTTCCATGATATTCTGCTGCTCTATCACTTCCTTCACTTTTTCTTCGTTTTCTTTTATTACAGCAAGAAATTCATCGTTTAGGTAGATGTAGTTGTGCAGCTTTTCAGAATATTCCACGAACAGTGTGTCAGCTGTAGCTACGGTTATTGAGTCACGGTGTCTCTTGTATGTCTTTTCGGGGTTTATGGTAAACACTGCGTAATAGCAAAACATTGGGGTATATTCAGGGTCATAGTCTTGGTATTCCCTTTTATGTACAAACTCATTGTGCTTGAACATTGTGATGCGTTGCCCATTGGAAAGTGTATGCCATTTCCCTGTCTCGTCTTGAATACGCATCCACTCATTTTTGTTGGGCAGCAGCACGAAGTCGGACAATATACAATTCTTTGCTTCAAAGCCGTTGCCTATTCCGACAGATTTATAAAGGGATGTTCCGTAAGAGTCGAGCCAGTTATGAGGTTCGTTTCTCTTTACCGTTTTCCAGAACAGTTTGTTAAGACCGTGGTCGAATTGCTCTATTACCCACACCTCTTTGCCCTTGTATTTCTCGACAAACTGCGATACTGATTGTTGGCTGTAATAAGTCTTGCAGCTGTCAGCCATACGATTGACATATTCATACGGGAAATCAGTGTCTTGCGCTGCTGCCGCGATATGGCAGAGGAAGGCGCATATAAAGAAGAAAACGTGCCTCATATTATATTCTTTTGTACAAAGGTAGCAAAAATAATGCGAAAAGGCATGGTTGTGGCGGAAAAATTTTCGTGTGGCAAACCTTACAGGCATTGGCACACCTATTCTTGGTAAAGTCAAATCATATTATATTAAAGTTATGGCAAATGTAAACGAAGACATCCTCACGTCTGAGACCATACAGGCGGAGGTAGAGAAGAAGGTGGCAGAGTTGAAAGCCGCCGATGGTAAGTTGAAGAAAGTCTTTCCTATCCTTGTGGAAGGTGATGAGGAGGACGCGAAGGAATACTATGTGGGCTATTTCAAGCAACCATCCTTCACCGCTTTCAGCAAGTTCATGTCGTTGTCGCAGAAAGACCAGGCAGGTGCGATGAAAGAGCTTGCCAAAGACTGCTTCATCGATGGCGACAAGGAGCTTATCAAGGACGACTCGCTGTTCACCTTCGGCCTGATGCCCCTGTTGGGTCAGATTATCGAAGTCCGAAAGGGCAAGATAGTAAATTTATCAAAAGCTGGGAAGTAAAGGACGACCAGTATTTTCGTCATCGGATGATATTCATCCGTCATTACTTTCCCGGCGTGAATATGGATGAGTTGAGTGATGAGGACTTCGCCCGATTGTCGGAGGAGGCCATGTGGCTGCACAGTAAGATGTTGATTACCCAGCAAGCCAACGCACTTGGGATGTTGTCTTGACATCACGCTCACTTACACAATTTGTTGGTTTAACATATATATTGTTCATCGTTGTTATGAATGTCCCGCTTGTCGAGAGCGGGACATTTTTATTTGTTGCGGGTTTGTGACAAGGAAATGAAGCGGTAGGTTTTAATCTTTGGCGGATGGTTATCGCTATTCTATAGAAAATACATTGTTAATAGATGGCAGAGCAATATACAGTCAATTACCAGATAAATGTAGCGTCAGAGCCAGCGATAGCGGCGATACGCAAGTTTCAGGAAGCCACGGCGCAGTTAGAGACGCTGACGAGGCGTTTTGACCTTGTTGCCAAGAGCATTGGCAAGGTCAACGCCGCTTTCGCTTCGGTTGGCAAGACTCCTCTGCGCTTGCAAGTTGACACTACTGCCGCAGAGACCAAGCTGAAGCGTGTGCTTACGCTGTTGAACGAGGTAAAAGCCGCATCGAAAACCGCTGCGGTGGGTGGCACTGTGCGCGTTGGCGGTGGTGTGAAGAGCAGTGCTGGCACTGGCACTGTCAACACTAAAACCGCTGCCACAGGTTTGGCTACCTTACAGAAAAGCATAAGTACCACCCAGACCGCCATCAACAACATTAACAAGAGCGTTATTGCCCCGAAAGCGAACACTCAGACCGCCATCAACAGTTTGGAAGCGTTGTTGCGGAAGATTAACGAGGTGAAGGCTAATGGCAAAATTACCATTACCGCCAGTGCTGCGGGTTCGAGTGCGGCTGTTGGGAGAAGTGGAGGCACTACTGTTGTGGGTGGCAGCAGAGTTGCGCAACCAAAGATTACGCCTACCAGTGGCAGATGGTTAGGGTGGCAAGGTGGTTCGCATCAGTATTTGGGCAATGTGTATGCTGGCACTGGCACTGTTGTTGGTGCAGATATGCTGAAGGGTTTTGGGCTGACATACGGTTTGATGACATTGTTTCAAGGTATTGGCAGTGTTGTAAAAGATGCCGTTGCCTACAACAATGTTTCCCAGACCACCAAGAACATTTTGGGTACGCATGATACGCAGCCCAATTTCAATGCGCGTTTCGATGCCGCCAGTGCTTTGATGCGACAGGTGGGTGTAGAAACAAAGTTCACCGCTCCGCAAGTAGCCGAGGCAGGCAAGTTCTTGGCGATGGCGGGCTATAATGTCAACGACATTCGGAACGCAATCCGTCCTATCAGCAATATTGCGTTGGTGGGTGATACCGATTTGGGCGAGACCGCCGACATCACCACCAATATTATGACTTCGTATCAGATACCCGCCGCGCAGATGAACAATGCCGCCGATGTCTTGACAATGACCTTCACCAAGACCAATACCACGTTGGAAGACTTGGCGGAGTCGTTCAAGTACGCTGGTACGGTGGCTCATCAATCGGGTTTGGATTTTGAGACCGCCAGTGCCGCTTTGGGTGTGTTGGGTGATGCGGGTATTCAAGGCAGTCATGCCGGTACGACCTTGCGTATGATGCTGTTGAATATGCAGAACCCCACCGCAAGGACACAGAAAGCATGGAAAGAGTTGGGCATATCTACCAAAGACGACAATGGCAATCTGCGTGACTTTAATGACATCTTGCAAGACTTGAACGCCAAGCGCAAGCAGATGGGCGCAGGTGAGTTTTCCACTCTTATTAACAAGATGTTCCGTGTTACCGCCGCCCCTGGCGCGTTGGCACTTATACAGAGTGCCGACAAGGTAAAGCAAGTTACAGACTTGAACACCTATAATTCCACAGGTTTGTCAAATGATTTGGCGGAGGCGAAGAAGAACACACTGGAAGGCAAGTGGTATCAGTTCACCTCTTCTTTCACCGAGACAGGTATGCAGCAGTTTGAGGCTATGCAACAGCCCATTGTAGATTTCCTCGACAGGATGATTAACCTGATGAAGTCGGAGAACTTTGCCAGTGCCATAAATGTAGGGTTAAAAGTAACGTTCCAAGCATTGTCGGATATTGCTGATGTCGCCAATACTATTTTCGGGCTTGTGCGCGGAATTTCCAAATATTTTGGGTGGGTGCTTGATATACCCGGATTGGGGTATGTCTTACGACATTTTGTTAAACTTCAGTTGGTACTAAGCACCATTGTTGGCACATTGAAGATGATGGTCAGTTTGAAAGCGTCGCTTTTGGCTGTTACCAAGCTGAATATTGTTGTCAGTGTTATTGGTGTGTTGGTTAGTCGTGTCAAGGCACTTGTTATAGCTATGGGTGCGTTGCGTGGAATGAGTTTCATGCAGGGTTTGCGCAATATCCCAATGCTATTTGGTGCGGCAATGAGCAGTCCATTGGTTCGTGGCGCAGGGACGTTAGTTGGTGCTGTCGGGGCTGGTGCAGGGGCGGCTACTGGTGTCGGTGGCGCAGCCGTTGGAGCAGCGGGCGCGGCTGGTGGTCTCGGCATTATGGCTGGGTTAAAGACTGTTGGCGGTTTTTTGATGTCGAACCCTTACACTTTGGCTGCTACCGCAGGTATAGCCGCAGTTGGTTATTTGATTTATAAAATTCACGAAAACAACAAGGCGGTTAACGCTGCTCGTCAGGCTAATTTGGAATGGGCTAAAAGTTTTGAGAACTTGGGCGTTAGCAAGATGCAGGTGGAGAGCATGAATGATGTTGTGATAGGCAATATGAGACTTTATGCCTCTCAGTTAACAAATGAGCAAGAAAGGCTGCAACAGTCCATAGACCTTTATGACAGATATTGGGAAGCCAAGAATGGCGGCAAGAAAGATGAGCAGGGTGCGAAAGACAAGACAAAATACATTGAAACCGAAGCAGGCTCTACGTTCAAAACGATGATGGAGGGTGCTGACGCATTTTCATGGCCGTGGCAGAATGTTGTGGATGAGAATTTTGCTCCGTCTATGGAGAAATTGCTGCACAGAAAACCCGGACAAGGCTATGCTGATTTGGTGCAGTCGCGATGGACTACCGATATGTCGGGCAACAGTGTCGGTCAAGAATACTGGCTTGATATGTATGGCGGCAAGCTGCGCATACCGTTGGGGTCTGACGGCAAGATTAATGAAGCCGCTGCCGTGCAGTTGGCGTTGGCGCAGGAAGGCTCAAATGCCGAGAATGAGACCGTGAAGAAGATGGAGCAGTTCTTGTGGACTCACGCTACAAGGGCGCAAGGGTATGATGATATGCTTGCTGTTGTCAATCAAGCCCGCAAGAACTTTATGCCATATCGTTGGAGTACTCAATGGGACCCCGGTATCAGCAGCGAGACCGCCAGTGATATGACACAGTATGATGTCGAGCACTCGAAAGCCTTTGTCTATGCCCAAAGAGAGTTCATGTCTCAAATCCTTCAGATTTGGATGGACTTGGGCAAGTTGGAACAGCAGTTTGACGCTGGGCAGCAAGTGGATGTAATGTCTATACAGCGTGTCATCGCTCACCGATTTGGCGTGTTGTTAGACCCGCAGTATGGCATTTTCGGTTCGCCGGAGTGGTTGAAGAAATGCCAGGAAGTGCTGAAGACCGACAGTAACGGCAATCAGCGGAGCATAGAGCAGATGACAGGCATGATTAACGACACCTTCACTGGTTTGGCTGGGTGGTTCAACGACTTGCCTGCCCGTTATCAGCCTATGTTCTCACAGTTCTTGAATCGTGGCTATTGGGAGCAAATGCTGACAGGTGTTGGCGGTCAGACGAGCAATTTGTCGGCGGGCGGTTGGTATGGCGGCAAGAAAGAAGGCGATGTGGCTTGGTTTGGTGGCAAGAAATACACTTGGAAGACAAGTGGCGTGTTGGCTGCTGGCGGTGAATGGGTTGATGCACAAGGGAAGTCTTACAGTCCTTCTGACGCTACCAAGACAAGCACTTACACACCACCTACGAACAAGTGGAAACCCACGGCGGGCGGCAACGGTGGAAACACGCATAACGGCGCAGACCAGTCGCAGTATAAGAACCATTACCAGAATCTCTCTGCCGCTCCGAAGCAAGTCATCGTGCGGATAGAGAACTTGATGAAGGTTGACAAGCAGATGATAGATATGGGCGATGAGCGTCAGAGTGCCGCTGTCAACCATATCAAGGAGCAGTTGGCTACTGCCCTGTTGGATGTAGTACAAGACTTTAACGCAAATATAGTATAAGATGAGTTTTATCAGTTCGGCGTTTTCCAGTTTGAAGATAGGCGTTGGCCAAAGTCTCACCAACACTGGCATCAATGCCGCCTTTAACGCTTTGAATTATTCCAAAAGAGACGGACAGCTGAAGTTCATCTCCCCCAGAGGCTATGACAATGTGTATGTGTATGCCGCCAAGCGTACCATGATGCAGATGTCGTTTGCCGCCATTAATGACTTATACCCCAAATATGTCAGGCAGTTGAACCGCAAAGCCGCTGAAGCAGCATACGCGAAGAATCAAGGCAGCGAGTTACAGAAAATCATTGTCAATGGCAGGAAAGCCGATGAGGACACCTTCAACAAGCAAGGTGTCGTGTTGAAATACAAGGGCAAGCCCGCCAACGAGGGTTTGTTGTTGTGGATAAAAACCGAGGACAACACTTCCAAGAAAGTGACCTTCAATACCTATTGGGACAAGATAAAGGGGTTGAGCAATGACGAAGCGTCGAAAGCCGATGTCATTGCCAGTACCGAGGTGTCTGTGCCGGGCGACAATGTGTTCTTGGATTTGGGTGCTATCATACAGGCGCAGAGTGCTAATAATGTGATACTCACGAAGGTGCAGGGCAGGGATTATTCACGGAAGGAACTTGTTTCTGGCGGTGATGTCAACTTCACTGTTACGGGCAAAATCACCAGCAACTATCCCGATGTCTATCCATACGCCGATGTGTCGAAGTTTGTTACGCTGATGCAGCATAAAGGCGTGATACAGGTCTATAATATCTTGTTCCAGCAGTTCAATGTTACCCAAATATTGATAAAGGACTTCCAGATGGGGCAGAATGAGGGTTTCAAGAACGAGCAGCCTTACAGTTTTACTTGCGTGGCAGTAGAACCTGATGAGGAGGTTAAGGTTGTGGAAGACACCCTCAACGCCACCAATTTGGAGATTTCCAAGAGCAAGAAGAAAGGCTGGGCGCAGGTATTATTGGACAAGGTGAAATCATCTGCCGCCAGCCAAGCCGCACAGATGTTGGAACAACTCACCTCAAACGCCATTTAACGATGAAGAGCAGAGAACATCAGAAATTCCCCGACAAGTTGCATATCCTTGTGTGCAAGATATTGGTATGGGAGCCAGCGGACAAGAACACTATTGATGTGGATGACCCTGCCGAGGACAAATGTCTGACCCTTACCGAGTGTGAGAGCATAGAGATTGAGGAGTCGTATAAGAAGTTGATAGGCACTGCCACCGTGAAGTTTCCGCGCGGCACTATCATCAAGCGCACCCAGACCGCCAACGATATTGAGGAGAACGGTACTACCACCGTTTATACCGAGCGTTTGGCGGATGGTACTATCACTGAAAAGCGGTCAGGCACGTCCACGGCAAAGCCCAGCGATTTCAAGGTAGGTCAGAGAATCCGTATTTATTTGGGCTATTACGAATACGAAGACAAGGTTTTCAAGGACAGTGACGAAGAAAAGCTATATATGCAAGAAAAGGCGTTAATCAAAACGCCCGATTTTGACGGCTACATCGTGAAGTGCAGCGTCTCTACGCCGATAGAGATAAAATGCGAGAATTTGGCGAGTGGTTTGAAGCGCAAGAATTGCAGGAAGATAATTACTGGAAACCATGCCACTGTGAACGACTTTTTGAAAAGCGGCGGCAAGTATGATTTGTTGAAAGGCACAGGGCTGAAGCTGCATTCTTATACAGCTAATTGTGAGATAGACATAGGTAAGGTGCAGTTGAGTGAGGACTTGACGGTCGCCGATGTGCTGACGGAGTGGTCGAAGTATTATCTTTATAGTTTTATATGCAATGACACGGATGGTAAGCCCGCTGTAGCTGTCGGACGTTCATATTTCGCAGAAAAATCTGCGGAAAGCATATTAAATTATAGGAATAACGGAGCCAATGGAGCTTTGATACAGTTTGATTATCATGTTGCAGAAGACGGTTTGACATTGATGAACACCGACCCCAAGTTTTTGGCTGTAGAAGCACAAGGATGGAAATTTGAAGGTGGCAAACAAATCGGGTATTGTGTCACCATTAGGCTTAACCCAGAGTGGACTGGAACGAAAGACACCACGCACAAGAAGTTTCAGCTGTTGAACGAAACTCAGTTGAGCAAGAAAGCGCAGAAATTGGGGGCTACCATGAAATCATCGACCAAAGACAAGGTGGATTTGAGCCAATATGTATTGATACCATACGTTGCGAGCAAGATAGGTATTACGGAGGATGAACTGATAAAACAGGCCGAAGCCTATTTTGACGGTTACAATATGAATGGCATAGAAGGTAGTATCACTGTTTTCGGCGATTACCATTGGCTGTCTGGCAACAAGGCAGAACTGCTGGATATTCGTCAGCCAGAGAAGAACGGCTGGTATTTGGTGGAGGAGGTGAACACCAAGTTTGGTGTCAATGGTTACAGGCAGACATTGAAGTTGCCTTATTGCATTGCGAGGCCAGAGGAGGAAGAGTAATAGTGATTTAAGGACAGTAAAGATTTTAACGAGATACGATGTTGCAAGAGAATAAGATAATAACGAGCGAGTTAAATGCCAACGAGACCATTTATGACGCTATTCGGCAGATAGCCTATCACAAATTGGTCAATCCACGCACCAATGTGTTGAAGAACACATCGAGAACATCGGGGTATGTCGTGAAGGTGCATTTGGATAAGGATGACGAGCTGTTAGGCACTGTCGATGTGCAGGAATACAATGTCGCTTCGGAGGCCAACAGGCAAGCCATTGAGGACGGTTTGCCTGTTGGCTACCACGAGGGCGTGTATCTGTCGGCGTTACAGAACAACGAGAACGGCATGGTGGTCATTCCTTTTCTGCACAGTGATGTCGTCATTGCCACTGACCCAGAGACGTTGCGGGAATATGTGATACAGTTCTCTCATGCCGACACTGTGCAGATAGACGCGCACAACAAAGTCGTTGTTGGTGTTACCGAGACAGAGGAATGGCAAGAGGATGAGGACAGTCCTGATGCCGATGAGTTGGAGAAGACAGGCGTTCATGCCCATACCACCTACACCCCGACTTCCGCTTTGACCGTTGTGGGTAACAGCGAGGAAGCCACCGACCAAAGTAGCGTGGAGATAACTGCTGAACATATCGTCGCCACACGAGACAAGGGAGTGGTGACAATGGATGCCGACAAGATAGAGGGCAAGTATGGCGACAAGACCAGCGCAACCCTTAATGGCGACCAAGCCGAGGTGAAATATGACAAAGCCCAGTTGTTGTTGGATGCGCAGCAGTTGCTCGCCAAGTATAACGCCAAAGAGATTGTGATAAAGAGCGATGGTGTGTATTTGGGCAGCGGCAGCGCGAATGAGCCAGCTGTGTTGGGCAATCAGTTAGCCTCTCTTCTGATAGACTGGTTAGGTACGCTGTCACAGATGATGACCACCACTATGATGGGTCCGCAGCCTCCTATCAACTTGGCCAAGTTTGTTGCTTTGCAAGCGAAGGTGAACAGTTACAAAGCCGCCACATCGGGCATCTTATCAAAGACAGTAAAAGTAGCGCAATGATATGGCAACATTAAATGAAGGCATACCAAAGATAGAAGAGGGCAGCACGTTAGAGACCCTTTATAACAGGCTGTTGGCGGGTTTCAAGTCCTCGCAGGACGAGACACTGCCCGACTATACCAGTAGCGATTACGTCATTGTCACGAAAGACGATGACGGCAATATCGCCTATTCTGCCGATGAGACAAAGATTAACGCCAGTATAGCGGAATATAAGGACATCACCATGAAGAATGCCGCTTATCTGTTGGCGAGCAGTATTGTAGGTAGCAGTGGCAGCAGCGAAAGTGGTGGTGAGAGTGGTAGCAGCGGCGGGGGCAACAACCTGTTTGTGGCTATCACGGGCGATACCATGACAGGCAAGCTGAACGCCCAGTACGGTTTTGTCACGGGCGCGAATGGAGTCAAGATTTTTGAGGTCTATCAGACCAACGAGGAAAATGCCGAGGACAGGATAAGCATTGCGAGGGTAACAGGCGAGCTTCATTTAGACGCGCATGGCTTGTGGGTTAATGAGCGGAATGTGCTGTGGTATGACAATGACGTGCTAAGGATAGACGCTGGCGAGGACAACAGTATTGAGCTGAATGGCGATGTCAGTTGTCTGGGTACGCTGAAGGTCGGCGATTTGGAAATTACCGAAGACGGCATCAATTTTGACGGCAAGGACTTCTATCATTCGGGTAACTCGAACAAGGAAGATGTTGACTGGACGATGAGGGACGGCACTGTCGCGGGCAATTTAGTTGTTAAGGGAACAAGCGCGTTGGGTGGCAAGCTGACCGCTTTGGGCGGCGTTGACTTGGGTGTTAATGATACCAGTGTGCTTTTAATCACCGAGGACAAGACCGTTTCGCTGGTCGGCGACTTGGATATACAATATGGCGGCATAAAATTTGAGGGCGATTATATCATCAACTTGAAGAATGAGAAGGTGGTGTCGTTCTGCGCCCCCAACCGCATATTCAACTTGGGCGATGGCGACACCCAGCAGATAAATTTGCAAGCCGATGTCTATGATGACGATGGCGAGTATCTGATGATGAGCAAGTTTGGTGACGGCTATTTCCCCAATTCGTTCAAGGCAGGTCATTTCTTGGGCAATGTGCTGATAGAGACCTACAAGAACAACACCGTGGATGCAGGCGCGGTGTTCAGCAGGTATATCAGATTTGGCAACAGCGGCGGTCCGGGCTTTTACAGCGATGGCATAGACGTGTCTTTTGAAGGCCCGTTTGTCTATAACACCGAGGCGGACGGCGAAACCACTGCCGTTACAGAATACAAGACCACCACCTTTGGTTATGCTGCCTCCACCAGTCTGTTCACCCCTTTGAACAAACAGTCTGCCAGTTTGTTTTTCACTACTGATGCGGATTTTTATGTCTTTGACAAGCCATTGGAAGGCAAAAAGTCGATAGGAATTGCGGAAAGCAAAACCCGAATTTGTGATAATCAGCTATTCTTTGGTGACTCCGTATATTGGCAGGGCTTGGATGACGGCGTAAAGCATTACGGCAATGCCTATATGGTGGGCAGCATCGGTTCTGTCAGTTTCTCCAGTGGTTTCGCGGGAAGCGGCTGGAAGATATATGAGAATCAGTTGACGGGCAACATCAGTGCCACGTTTGACGAGCTTACTGTCAGAAAGAAGATGCGTGTCTATGAGCTGGAAGTTCAGAAGATGTCGGTCACAAACGGCTCGTTGTGGGTCAGCGACGCTTGTTCTGGGGACTATGCGGAAGAGATTGCATGATGAGGAAGGATATTAAGATATTAGAAAACAACGCCGTTTATGTCGGTATATAACTATAAGAAATACAAGATTTCACTTCGCCACGATACGAAGAAGATACAGGGCTTGCGCACAGGCGATATTGTCAGACGGCAATATTTTGACGGCACGAACCTTGTGTATTCGTTGATGTGCGTGTTGAGTTACGGCACGGAGGAAGTGGTGGATAGCGACACCAACGAGATAGTGGAGAGAAACTATTTCATTGGTGCGCTGTTGGAGGGCGATGTACCAACCAGTGAGCAGTTGTTGGACTTCGCCCGCATCACCAATTTGTTTGACACATCCCGCTCTGGCGCATTGTACTTGACAGGCTCGGACGAGCAATCCCCCTTTATGGATGTCATTGACGGTATCGGACGCAATGAGAGCTTGTGTTGGCCAGAGAATATCGCCACCGCCGACTATGCCGATTCTGAAAGCCAGTATGTCGTTGTCGGTACGGATGTTGTAAGTGTCGATTATTCCGCTACGATGGAAGACAATTGCAGGGTTGTGCATATCAAGCGGGACGGCACTGTTTATTATGATTTTGTGGGCTTGCAGCAGGACTTTTACAAATATGTCGCCAATCCGAACAGGGTGTTGGTGTCGTATAAGATAAAAGGCTCGAAGGCGATGTCGTTCACGATGTCGTTGGGCTATCAAGACGGAACCCGGACTGACGGCGAAGATGCCGTCAGCGTTACTACTGATTGGCAATATAAGTTGCACGCCATCACTGTGGATTATTCTGGCAGGTATCTGAGAACCTTCAAGTTGGACATAACCACGATGTCGGAGAACGATGAAGTGTGGGTTGCCGACTTCAATATCATTTTGCTGTCAAGCGTTGCCAATTTTGGCGATGCGAGCAAGATGAGGATAGGCAAGTTGTCGGGAGTCAACGACCCTGTTTTCGGCACGTTGGACGGTTATGGTGGTTATATGCAGAAGTTGTTTGCGTCGCGGTCAGCCCATATCTCTGGCACGCTGACCGCTGGTGATGAGAACGGTTTTGCCGCCACGTTCTATGCTGGCAAGATACACAGGAACACCTTTATTAACTCCATTGATGTGGATTTTGTATCGAGCATAGATATTGACGACAGCATTGACAACCCTACCGGCATGGGCAATGTGTATAGCTTTGGCGATGCCGTCACGATGAACGCACAGTCGAACACATGGTATAAGGAGCGGATAGGCAAGCAATACACCTTCTCTTTTTGGATATATGCGAAAGCCGCCTGTCAGTTGAGCGTGTTGCAGAATGACAAGGTTGTCGGCACGATACAGATTAGTTCGGCTGATGTGTTGGCATGGGCAAGGCACAAGGTTACGTTTGAGCTGCAAGAGCCGACCAACGACACAGACGGCTTGACGTTGGGGTTTGCGCCCACTTTCACTGTTGGTGTTGACGAGACCGCCATTGCCTATTTCACCTCTCCGCAGTTGGAGGCTGGCAGTATTGTTACCCAGTATCAGCCCACGGATGCCACGCTGAACTATACAGAAGACTATGGCGCGTGGTTTGCGAGAGGCGGAATTGGCGGCACGATACAGAATCCGCTGTTGCAGTTGAACTATGACGGCAATGGCAGTATCGGCACAAGAACGAAGAGCATAGAGCTGAAACAAGACGGAAGCGGGCATTTGGCAAACGAGCAGATAAAGTGGACCAAGCAGGGCGATGTTACGTTTGGCAAGAATGTCGTAATGACCTGGGACAATTTGGACAGCAGTGTCAAGGAAGAGGTTGTCAGCAAGTCGATACGCATCACTGGCACGGACACGTTTGTCTTGTTGGGTGACATGACAGGTGCAGACCCCTCTACCAATCCTGCCGACATTACGCTGTCGTTGGAAGAAGAGAACATAGAGTCCACGTCCAGTCAGCGGCAATGGTATTATCAGTCGGGCTATGACTATGTGGCTTTCGAGAATGGCAATGGCAAGACCTTGACGATATTTCCTTTCGCAAGTTATTGGAACAATGCCAATTCGCTGACTGTCAAGTGCGTTGTGGAATATAACGGCAGCACCTATTCCGACACTTTCACCGTGCGGAAGCAGTATATGGTGGGTTATAGCATTGAGATAACCTCCAGTAAGGGTATATCGTTCAAGAACAATGATTGTGAGACCATCTTGACCGCCAATGTCTATTATCAAGGCAAGTTGGTGGATGCTGATTATGCCGCCGAGCATTACCTGTTCAAATGGCGCAAGTATCATTTGCCCGACACTGAGAATGAGGTGGAAGGCTGGGCGGATGCTGTTACCGATGCGGACGGTAATGTTACACGCGAGGCTATTGACACCGAGAAGCAAAGCATTACGTTAGACTATGACATCAGCGGTCAGGACTATTTCACTTGCGAGTTGCTGAATAGCGACAGTTTCCCATACGAGTTCCCATTAACATTTTAAGATATGGCAGACACATTAGAGTTGTTGGACTTCAACAACAAACAAGAGAATAACGGTACGGACAACAGAGGGCGGTTGACAGCCAATGAGTTTAACCAGTTGGTGACAGCCGTGAACTGCAACAGTACCGACGCATATAACTTGAAGAAGCAGGTAGGGTCGCTCACTTTTGACGTAGAGGCGAGCGAGGCGGCATACGAGGCTTTGGAGAGCAAGGACGAGAACACCGTATATTTCGTGTTGGAAGAATGATACGCATTAACGGACACGATATTAGCAGTGTGGGGGTTGGCACGAAAGTGGTGTCAGCCATTTATCTTGGTGCCGTATTGGTGTGGCAGGCCATCCGTTCCTGTTTTGGCTCTGGCTACTGGATAAACATCTCTCCGTGGAAGGAAGACGAGGGCTGGAAGAACGGATGAGGAATTAAGGATTAAAGATAACACATTTTATAAATTATTATGGCAAAGAAGTACAGGACAGACGAGATACCAGAAGGTAATTTCTCTGAAGACTGGGGCGGCAGCAGTGAGAACACCGTTCCTGTGGCAAGTGATGAGACCAATCTGTTGCCTTATTCGGGTGCGGCTGTGCAGTCGTTCATCAAGAAATACTTACAGAAGCATGAAGACAAGATAGGCTATTTCGCGTGGTCGGACACCATTGACAGCACCAACTATTACCATTTGTGGGGGTTTGCCGATGAAGCCGCTTACAAGGAATATGTTGCTGGCGACAAGGAGGACGAGGCTATCAAATCCCTGTTGCTGCTGGACGAGGCGTTGCCCATCTCCACCGTTCAGGGCGATTCATACGCCGCCTATTTGTATTCCTCTATCGGCACTACCGTTGATATTGTTGTCGCTGACGGCAAGTTGGTTGTGCCGCTGCGTTTCTGTGCCGTGCGCATCACCAATGGCGAGCGTCTGAATGTGGGCAGCAAGGGCACTATCGTGGTGCAACGGAAGACAAGCACAAGTTCGTGGGCCACTGTCGCCACGTTGGAGGAGGCTATCAGTTCCACCGACTATTCAGATACGAACACCTACACTAATATAGACATCGGTTCATATCTGACAAGCGGCACGCAATCTATCCGCATACAGGCGAGATATGAATACACCGATGGCGACGGCAACACGCAAAGCACGTCAAGCACTTACGTTGTTGTCGGCTCGTCGGTCATTAGCACCACCTTGTCGCTCACTTGCAGCCAAGACTGGCAGACCCCTATTATCGCCTCGACGCAGCAGAGTAACGGTTTCCCTTATTCCTATACCGTCTATGGTGCTGTCGCCAAGACGCTGCACTTGCAGATTACGGGCGGCAATGGGTTAGTGCTGTCGATAGAGAAAGAGCTTGACAGCACTAAGAACGGCTCTACGATAAGAGAGACCTATATAGATGCCACTGACGCATACAAGCTGTTTGCCCACGGCGTGAGGTTGGTGAAGGCTTGGCTCACCTGTGATGACGGCATGGGCGGCACTATCAGCAGTGATGTGTTGGAGAACCGCTTTATGATTGTCAATACCGACACGGAGGGCATGGACAAGACAAAGCCCTATCTCATGTTGCAAAACATGGTAACGGCTGTCACCAACTATACCCAAAGTGATATATGCGGTTATGCCGTCTATTCGCCGAAGGTCAATTCTGACGGCAGCATAACCAATGACGGCGGCAATGTGAATGTGGCGTTCTACCTCACCAGTTATTCAGAGACGTTCCCCTCGGATGATGTTACCGAATATTTCCGCATAGAGCAGGAGGTAGAGCCAGGGATTGTGAACACGCTGAACACTACGATAGAGATAGAAAGCGATGATGACGCAGCCACTATCAACGCCTATTTCAGGGTTTATCGCAGAGACGGCGATGACGAGGTGGACTTCCTCTCTGATGCAGCTGGCGTGGAAACGCTGTCTATCGCCGTTGATAATTCAGACAGCTATGCCCCGACAAAGGGCGCGACCTTCCTGTTGAACCCGAAGGTGCGCAATAATTCGGAAGATGAGCCTATGCGCATACTCAATGCGAGGAGCAACAATGACGAGGTGGAAAGCACTTGGGAAGGCTTTGGTTTGGTCAATGACGGCTGGGTGACGGCGGAGGACGGTGTTAAGGTGCTGCGCATCCCCAGTGGCGCGAAGCTGAATTTCAAATATAACCCCTTTGCCCAGTTTTTGACAACCCCCAACAGCAGTATGACGTTAGAGTTGGATGTGGCGATGCGCAATGTTACCAATGAGGACGACCCCATCATACAGATATGCGAGGCTGTTGGCGACAGTTGGTTAGGTTTGCGGATGAAGCCGTTGGAAGGTTGCATCTATTCCGCGAGCAACCAAGTTGACAGTGAGACCGATTTTCAGTGGCAGGAAGACATTAGAACCCATATCGCCATCAATATCCATAATGCCGTCATTCCGAACAAGGGCGATGCCCTCGCCCCATCAGACGGCACGAGCCTTGATGTCACCGCCACCTCCATTCCTTTGATACGAGTGTTGATAAATGGCGACATAGAGCGTGAGATACGTTTCAGCGGCACGAACAAGGAAGAGTTCTGCACCGCCGCCTTGTCGAATGGCGGCATCACGTTAGGGCAGGACGGCGCGGACTTGGATGTCTATTCCATAAGGTGTTACGCCAATATGAAGTTGGAAGCCAGCGATGTGGTGAACGATTATATGTCAACCCTGCCCACCGCCGCCGAGAAGCAGACTATGCGCAAGAACAATGACATTATGACTGGCGAGAAGGTCGATGTGGAGAAGGTCAAGGCGTTGGGCAAGCGAGTCTTGATTTTGCATGGCATTGAGCCATATATGTATAATCAGGGAGCGCAGAAGGTATGGTGGGAGATTTTTCAGTATAACGCCGATGGCAGTTATAATGCAGACCTTTCAGGCACTATCTGCAAAGAGACCAAGACCAAGAGCAAGCGTCAAGGCTCTACCGCCAACACCTATTATTACAGTAACATACAGACCAAGATTTCCGATGCGGGAACGATTATCGTCCCATTGGCGGACATCCATACCTCTATCGCCTACACCGTCAACGACCCTGTTACGGACAGCACCACTGGCGAGACCACGCAGACCGTCTCGATGTATGGCGGCAACTTGGGCAAGAAAGACCCTGTGGAGAATGAGGCGAAGGAATACCCATACGTTGACAATGACGGCGTTCCCAGTGTGGAAGTTCCCGATGGCTGGATAGACGGCAACGGCAAGTATAGGGGTAAGGGTTTTATGATAGCCGAGAACACCCCATTGGCAGACAAGTTGGTGTTGAAAATCAATTATGCGAGCAGTATGCAGAGCCATTTGTGCGGCTGCACGAGACTATATAACGATTTGCACACCGCCGTTGTCGGCAAGAACTCGTTGCAGGAAGCCTGTGCCGCCAACGGTTATGACGCGCGTGTCGCCAAATACACCGAGCCAGTGTTCTTTTTTACGCAGGGTGATGACAGCACGGACATCGTGTTCCGTGGTGGCGGCAATTTTGGTGGCGGCAAGATGGACAAGCCTTCGTGGGGCTATAACAAGAAGGTGAAAGGACACGCCATGTTCGCCATGTTTGAGGGGTCGGACAACAACTATGAGCTGACCGATATGCGCGTGCCGTTCACCACCGACACCAACTGCGAGGAAGCCATTACATACAGCCCTGACGATGAAGGCTATTTCTACAATGGTTTGCAGAACCTTGACTTTGACGCAGGGGCTACCGATGAGGATGAGGACGGCAATGAGACCCCGAAGAGTGCGTTGACCGAGCGTTTGGCGGAGATATGGAACTTTCTTTACCTCCATTCTCCGATGATAGAATATTACAACGGCAATTTCAGTGCGTTCCAGACTTCTGACTATGCCAAGAACACCACAAAGAAATATTGGTGTACGGAGGGTGATGACGCATATAAGCTGAAACGCTATAACTTTGTGTCGAAGCAATGGGTCGATGCAGGGCTATGGGATAGCGACAGCCAAAGTTATGGCGTTGTCAACCTCACCACTGACGAGATGACCGCCAGTGTATATAGCAGTTCGACGAACAAGACCCAGTATGCGAAGCTCAATGCCGAGTTGAAAGCCGCCGTTGTCGCCCATTGCAAGACCTATATCGGCTGGTATGTAAACACCAAGTCGCTGCGATTCCATTACGCCTTCATCAATCACTTCATGGCTGGCACGGACAACTGTAGCAAGAACACCTATTATGTGTTTGACCCCAGTCCAAAGAGCGTTACGATAAACGGTGTTACCAAGAGCTGCGTGCTGATGGAGTTGCACCAAGACGATGTAGATACCATTCTGCCCATTGACAACAACGGCAGGAAGACCAAGCCCTATTATATTGACAGGATGCACCCCTACGCAGACAGTGACACCGCGCACAGCACCAGTCTGTATGAGGGCATGAACAATGTGCTTTTCAATCTCTGTGAGGAGATGTATGAAAGCACGCGGGAATTGCAGTCGATGTTGAACGCCATTCTTACCGAGATGACCAAGTTGGTGACGGAGAACGATGACTTGTCGGGCTTCACAGGGTCGAGCAAGGTCAGTGCTTTCGGTTGCTTGTGGAAGTATATGTTCAACATACAAAACTATTTCCCTGTTACCGCTTATAACGAACAGGCGCGAATACGCTATGAATATCCCGCCATGCTGAAGTTCATCAGTCAGGGCAGCGGTGCGCGAGGCATCGCTCCTATCACCCAGTCGTGCGGATCGCTGTTACAGGCAGAGGTGCAGTTTATGCGCCGTCGCCTTATCTATATGGCATCCTACGCAGCGTGGGGCAATTTCTATAATGGAAAAGACTATTCCGTGGGCATCTCTGACGCTGTTGACAGTTTTGCCATGCAAGCCTATCACTTGCCTGACAGTGCCACGAGTGCCACCGAATATAAGTTCACGCTGAAGCCCCACCAGTATATCTACCCCACGGGAATGTTGGGTCAGACCAGTGTTGACCCTCATGTGCGTGTCGCTCCCGATGAGGAATACACGTTGAGTCTCGGCACGACCACCAGTAATGACACGGGGTTGAGCGTTATGGGCATTAACTATTACCACAGCATTGGCAATATCGGTGATTTGAGCACCAGTCCGAGTATGTCGATGACTATCAACGGCAAGCGTCTGACCGAGTTTGTCGCCAATCCCACCAAGACCTACACGGATATGGAAACAGGCGATGCCGTTCCCGCTTTCCGTCCGCAGAGTCTTACCATTACCGCCACGAAGATACAAAAGCTGTCGTTGAATGGCTGTACAGGCATCAAGGGAACGTTGGATTTGAGCGATATGGCACGTCTGAAGAGCCTGGACGTGCAGAACACCGCCGTTTCCAATGTCATTTTGCCAAGCAGCAAGGTCATCACCAGTGCGTTGCTTCCTGCCACCCTCACGAAGTTGGCGTTGGAAAACCAGCCCAATTTGGCTACCGTCACCTTGCAGGGCGTGAGCAAGTTGGCAAGCCTCACTTTGGGCGAGCAGGTGCAGGACACCTATTCGCTGTTCAGCCTGTGCTATTCGGGCAGCGCACCGCTCACCTACTTGAAGATGGCGAAGATAGACTGGAGTGATGTTACGCTGAATATGGTCAATTATTTGGCGGGAATCAAGGATAGTGAGGTGACTGGCAAGATAGCTGTTGCCAAGAACACGACGAACCGCCCTACGTTCAGTAACAAGATGGACTGGATAACGCATTGGGGCAATGTGGATGATGAGAGCAACAGCTTGTATATCACCTATTACACCACGCAGATTGCCGCCGTCAGCATCAGCGGAAGCCAATTCATCTATCAGACAGGCTATCATCAGTTCTTGTGCAAGCCTAATACGGACAATGGCAATGATGTTACCGCTATCCGCTGGGAGTTGTCGAGCAACCTGTATTCCATCCTTGCCAGTCAGCAGAAGGACTATTGCTCAGTGAATGTGACGCAGCTTGGTGATGAGGACACCACCGCTCCCAGTGCCACCTTGAAATGCTATCTCACCAAGAGCAATGGTGAGGTGTTGGAAGGAACATGGGAGATAGGCTTATATCCACGCCGCGCCCATTTGGGTGACTATGTGTTCTGCGATGGTTCTTTCGGTCCTACGGCGAGCGGCAAGACCGTTGTCGGCATCTGCTTCTATGTCAACCCTACGGACAGTGCGGACAGGCGGATGGTCGCCTTGAGCAATTTGGGCAATTTCGTATGGGGCTTATATCCCAATGCGGACAGCGGGGTCTATCCTATTGAGTTGCAGGACAACGCGGAGTATAGTGTCTATGACATTCCCACTATCGCCAATATCACCAGTATGGGACTTGCCAACACTGGCGAGACTTATAAATCCTCGAATTATATAGAGGCTGGCAACTATTTGGACGAGAGCACCGCAGACGGTTTTGTGGGCGGCAGCAAGACCAACTCCGCTTTTGACGGCATCGCCGCGTCGGATGCGGGCAACACTGGCAAGGACACCTTGACGGCGGAGCTTGCGCTGTTGGCAGGAGCATACAAGACTGGCGATGAAGTGCCTGTGGGATTGGTGAAGACGCTGAAGATTATTCAGCACCGCAACAAGATATTGGAGGATAGCGGTGTCAACCTGCCTGTGCCGCAAGCCACAGACAGCGTTAGTGAGGCAGGTATGCTTACCCAGTATATTGAGGATGTTATTGCCAATAACGACAACACAAGCAAGTATCAGCAGTATTACTATCCTGCTGCCAGCAAGTGCTATGCTTATCAGCCTGCGGTGAAGAGCGATGAGGTTCTTGCCGACCAGTTTAAGGCGCATAACTGGTATCTGCCCTCTTGCGGCGAACTTGTCAGGATGTATTGGCACTCAAAGAAAGGCGGCACTTATGATGACGACAAGATTGGTGCCATTTTTCAGACAGCCATTGATGCGGGCGTGTTTATTGACTTTACTAACAGCTGGTATTGGAGCAGCAGTGAGAGCAGCCAGGGCTACAGCTGGTTCGTGTATTTCAGCGATGGCTACTTCAGCAGCGGCTACAAGTACTTCAGTGGCAATGTTCGGGCAGTTGCAGCATTTTAGATGTGGAGCGTCTTTTGACGCTCCACAAAAAGTAAAGCACCGAGAAAGGGCAATGATTTTGAAGATATGAGGGATTATAAGGGCTTTAATGGTTTGATTGTCTGGCGATTGTATGAAGTTAGGCAAGGTGCTGCGGAGCAGAGGGTGGTGGGCGGGTGAAGAAAGATGAGGCGAGGTTAAACTTTTTGGATGATGCGGAGGTAGTCTTATAAAAGAGCATGACATAAAGGGACTCATCTGATTATGGCACGGACTATTCGCAATGCTGGCAGCGCACCTATTTACAGGGAAACCGAAAATTTGATGCTGCAATGTATAGAAATGGTTGAGCGCACCCCGAATAGTGTCGGGCTGCGCCAAATCAGCAAGCGTCTTATAGACACGCTGTTGGACAATCTCACTATCATTGGGCTGGCGTTGAACGAAGAGGACAAGCGACAGAAGTTAGAGTTTATCAACACTGTCTATTTGCAGATGCGTACTGTGAAGACTTGCATTGACACCTTAAAAGAGTGGTCGAACAGGAGTCGTAGCACGCGCATTATCAGCAACAGGCAGATGCCGCATTTTGTAGAATCGCTCAATTCCATTTTCAAGCAGATAGGTAATTGGCGTGGCAAGATGCTGGAGCAGCAACCCCATTGATATGGTTACGACTGTGGCGATGGGAACGTTTTTATTACGAAATGGGCGTGTCACTGGGACTTTGCCGAGGGGCAGAGACTTAGTTAAGAACAAGTTAGCGCACGCGATAACTGCAAGTGTTGCTTGGAGCAGCAGTGAGAACAGCCAGAACAACAGCTGGAACGTGAATTTCAGCAATGGCAACTTCAACAACAACAACAAGAACAACAGTAACAATGTTCGGGCAGTTGCAGCACTTGATGATAGATACGTCGAGGGTTGGCTTGACGCTTTGGACGACTGTTGCAGGCGCAAGAAGATGAGTCCCCAGTGTGTCATGTACAGGCTTTCGTGGCATTTGGATATTTTGGAATTGGCACGAGAGGTGTATGAGCGCACCTACCACCCCACCACAAGCATCTGTTTTATGGTCACGCGCCCCAAGCTGCGCGAAGTCTTTGCTGCGAACTTCCGAGACAGGATAGTGCAACATTGGCTGTGCTTGCGCTTGGAGCCGCTTTTTGAGCAACGCTTTGTGGCGCAGGGTAATGTGTCGTTCAACTGCCGCCGTGGTTTTGGTACGTTGGCGTGTATCAAGCGGTTGGCGGAGAATGTGCGACAAGTGTCGAATGGCTACCATGATGAGGCGTGGTTCGCGCAGTTTGACGTGCAGGGCTTCTTCATGTCGATAGACTGCGAGGTGCTGTTGAAATACCTGTTGCCATTCATCAGAGAACATTGGAGCTGGTGGGAGCGCACCCCCTTTGAGGGCGACTTGGACTTGGTATTGTGGCTTACCGAGGTGATAGTGAGACACCGACCGCAGGACGACTGCAAGCGGAAAGGCAAGCTGTCGTTGTGGAAGCAGCTGCCCAAGAAGAAAAGCCTGTTTCATGTCAAGAAGATGCGTGGCGAGCCTATCGGCAATCTCACGAGCCAGTTGTTCGCCAATTTCTATATGTCGGTGTTTGACGCATGGGCGACGGAGGAGGCGGAGCATCGTGGCGCACGTTATGTGCGTTTTGTGGATGACTTCGTGTTTGTATGCAAGCATAAGGATGACGCGCTGTTCTTCAGGCGTGAGAGCAAGGAGCAGCTGCGTTTTCTGCTGAATATCCGTATGCACCCCGACAAGGTATATATCCAAGAAGTCAAGAAAGGCGCGAAAATGGTTGGTGGTGTCATCAAGCCTCATCGCACCTACCTGTCGAACCGCACTGTTGGCGGTTTCCGTAATGCCGTTGTGCGATTGGAAGCCGCCTGTGAGCAACGAGACAGGGATGCCATAGAAAAGGAAGTCAGGAGCATCAACTCGTATATGGGCTTTCTGATACACCATAAGAGTTACGCGATAAGAAGAAAAGCCTTCACAGGATTAAAATATTTCTGGAAGGTATGTTATATTAAAGGTCGTTTCAAGACCATAAAGGCAAAGAAAGGAGTGATAGAATGCTTGTAAGAAGAATGAGTGGCAGCGAGCAGCCCCAGCAGATACGCTATGTCATTAAGTTAGGTTTGCGCCAGTACACCATCGCTTTTGACGTGAAGGAGGCTGACAACGGTTATGAATGGACGGAGGCGGTGTTTCCTATCGGTACACCCACCTACGAGTCTATGGTCTCGGCGTTTGTCCGTGGCAGGTATGACGATGACAGGATGCAAGCCATTGTGAACAATCATCTTATGGAAGACGACGATGCGGAGCATGAGGCAGAGTGGACTGCTATGCAGGCGTGGCGTGTGGAAGCCAAGTCGATGGCAAAGCAGTTGAGCGAGGGCTTTGCGGAAGAGAGCGAATGATTTTGAGAACAGCTGCATGAAGATTGGGTGAGCGCAGCCGCCAAGCAAGGTATAAAGAATAGCTGTCGGGCAAACATAGGCGTTGCTTGGCGGCTATTCTTTTGAAAACGCAAAGATGGGAACAATAGCCAAATCCTCCATAACGCTCACCTCCATCAGCGATGCCTATTCGGTGTCGATGACCCCCAATTCGTGTGTCATTCATGCCGATTATGATGGTAGCAATCCACAGTTGGAACGTGCTTACACTATCCTTTCCGTGATGTGCGGCGACGAGAAAGCGTTGATGTCGGCAGACGAGAGCAATGTCGTATTGAGCAATGACGAGATAACATACAGTCTTGTAAAGATAGACGATTATAGTTGGAAGCTGTCGATTACGGGCTTGCCCTTGTCGCTTTTGGACGGTTATATAGAAGTGAGCGTCAACGCCAGTGTCGATTTGGTGCTGACTGCGTGTTTCCCTTTCAGCGTTGTAAGGGAAAGCACCATGCTTGACTGGATTCAGGACTGGGAAGGCGGCAAGACCAAGATTGGCGATTCCTATGTTATCACCCCCAAGATATTTGTCGGCAAGAAGATTACCGGCGACCACAGTAGCCTGTCGGATGTGGACGGATTGACGGGCGTGTATATCGGTCCTGCCAATGATGACAGCGCGGGCGTGTATGGCTACAAGGCTGGTGTCGAGATATTCCATTTGGACGAGACTGGCGGTAGCATTGGCGGCTGGGACATCAATGACGGTGGCATACAAACCGAGGATGGCACGTTGCAGTTGTTGTCGGAGGGCAGTATTATCGCTAAGAGTGAGGGCGTGGTGCATTGGGCGTTGTACAAGGACGGCAGCGGCTATTTCGCTGACGGCAATGTGCAATTTGACGCTGATGGCAACGCCTCGTTCAAAGGGTCGATAGAAGCCACTGGCGGTGTGATAGGCGGTTGGCATATCGGCACAGACCGTCTTTATAATATGGGCATCGGGCTTAATTCCGCCAACCAGTATATCGCTATTGCCAATGTTACTGCACGGCAGGATAGCGGCAATGAGTTCAGTTGGGTGCAGGATTATGGCGGTGTCGCCATGTTCTATGCGAGCAGTAATTATTATGGTTTTGTCGGCTATAAGGGCAGCACAAAGACCTTCTCCGCAGGTTCGGACAATTATATCGCAGGCTGGAGTTTTGATGGCAACGCCCTGTATTTAGGAACGAAGAACAATAACGCCAGTCAATACACCAGTGCGAGCGGTTCGATAACCATTGGCACTAATGGGTTGAGAGGCTACAAGTGGTATATCAATACTGATGGCACAGCCTCGTTTGTAGGCGGCTATGTGCAGTTTGGCCAGACATCGGGAAAGATTGCGGGCTGGACTTTCACTGGTGAATCGTTGTATAATGGTGTGGAGAACACCACGGCGGGCGAGTTTACCACGGCCAGTGGCTATATCACCATGAGCACTACGGGGTTGAGGGGCTACAAGTGGCGTTTGGAGAGTGATGGCTCTGCCGCTTTTTCTGGTGGCAAGATACTCTTCAACTCCGACGGCAGCGGTCAGTTGGCTGGAGGCATGATAAAATGGGGTACGGACGGCTCAGGGTCGTTGGCGAGCGGCAATATCTACTGGGATGCGAGCGGCAACACCGTGTTCAAAGGCACTATCGGCGGCTGGAAGGTCACGGAGAACGCGATTACCAAGAACGATGTCTCTCTCGGCAGTGACGGCACTATCTCGAATGGCAGTTATTGGTCGTTGAACTCCGACGGCAGCGGTCAGTTGGCTACCAGTATGATAAAGTGGAACACTGACGGCAGCGGTTCGTTGTCGGGTGGCAAGATAGTTTGGAACAAGGATGGTAGCGGCTCATTGTGTGGCAAGATAAGCTGGGACAAGGATGGCAACATCACCTTTGCCGACACCGTTACGGCGCAATGGCAGAACGGCATTGACGCTGCGCAGCTGATGGCATACGCCAAGATGTTGTACAGAGACCCAGAGTTTGCTTCGGGCGGTTTCAATGGCACAAGTGTGTATTTGGACGGAAACCAATACGTTACGTTCTCTGCTGGTTTGATACTTACGACCTTGACCGCCTACGGTTTGATGTTGCGTGGCACAGGCTATGTGCGATTGATAGACTTCATTGACTCCAGTGGCAATGTCAGCACCGTATGGAGCGGTTACACGAGGCTTGACGCTACCGCGCTGACTTCTTTCGTTACCGCCACTAATTGCAGCAGCCTGACCAACAGCTATACTATCAGGGTATGGATAGCACAGTTAGATGCGAGCAACTTGCAGCTACAGACTGCAAGCAAGGTGAGCGACAGCAATGGCAATTTCACTTACACCTATTATAATCTGTTCGGTTATAGCAGCGACATCGCCACAAGTTATATAGATGTCGTGCGCACATTGGCTACGGACAGCACCGCCCCGAACAGCACACAGAAGGTGATGAAGATTGTGGATTACAACTGGTATGGCGAGAGTGATTTTAGGCTTGGCGGTTTTTATTTCGCCAACCAAAGCCGTGCCAACGCCAAGTTTGTGGTGAAGATGGTCGCCAAGATACCTACAGGCTGGTATTTGGACAATGCGCATAACGCATACGGCACTGGCAGCAAGACAACGTGGGTCACGTCGAAGTTTGGTACAGGCGCATACACCGAGTATATCTGTATTGTGCAATGTGGCAGCAGCGGCACTTTTAGCACCGTAAACCATTTCTCGTTGCGGCGGCAGAGTGATGACACGTCCACGAGCAGTGATACCGCCATCACCTATACGGACTATAACGGCACAAAGTGTTCGTTGAGCAGTCTGACGTGGTATGTCGCCTACGTCACGGTGTATGATGCCAGCTCGTCGGACAAGCTGACCACCGCCATTGACGTGAACGGCATCTATACTGGCACGTTGCGTGCAGACCAGATTATCGCTGGCACGATAGATGCGGATAATATCACTGTTGACACCGTTGATGCGGCGATAATCAAGAATGGCGACGCTTGGGCATTGAACAAGGACGGCAGCGGCTATTTGGCGAACAAGAATATCAGTTGGGACACAGAAGGCAATTTGACGATTAAGGGAACTATATATGCGCAAGATGGATATATAGGAGGCTTTAAGATAGGCGACGGTTATATAGGCGCAGCGAATGTCTCAACTGATTCTGATGGAAAAATCACGGTTGTAACAGACCATAACGGTCTGTTCTTGTATGATACCATGATAGGTTTTAATGCGAAGAACAGACAGGCGATATTGGGGGCATGGAACAATTATGGAACCAATATCCTTGTTAGGTTGGTAGATACGACCTCTGATTATGGCTCAAAGTATGGAATTGTATTTGACATAGAAAACAACACGCTTGGTTCAAATTTTGCCTTTGCAGGAAAAGGTGTTGGTGTGCTAAACGGGATGATAGAAGGCTATGCTTTTAAGAAACTCTCCATAACAAAATCCAACACTCGTTATAGTGGTGCAATGAGCCTGCTGACTGCCAATCGTTTCCTTGTCAGTTGCAGCGTATCAGGTTCGGGAATATTGCTGCCATTGTTGAGCGATGTGAGAAATGCGTTGGGGGTAAGCGACACAACAGCATTTTGCGTTAAAATTACGATATGCGCCGAGTTGAATAACTCGCAGCAATTCACCGTTTATGGAAGAAATAGTGACCAAAGCAGTGAAAAGGACTCTGACGGCAATTACAAGAAACCGTGGAACACGACAAACTATCCTTTGTTCGTGAACGAGAACAGCGGCAATCAAAGTTCTATGGCGATGGGCACTGGCGACATATTGGAGATACTTCTTGTTTATGACCCAGACCGCACGGACACTATTAATGACTATGACACGAAATATACAGCCAGAATAATCAGCAGATATAATTAACGGATTAACGAAATAATGAAGCGGAAATGCGCAAGGATATTCAGGTGAACACCCAGATAGGGGATATGATATTGAAGGATAGCGGTGCGTTGGCTGTGCGGCAGTTTGACTGGGACAGCGAGGGCGACGTGTGGCTGTTCGGTCGGATAACGCTGCCCTCTACTTACGATGTGAGCAAGTTGACTGTGGAGGGTGTGAGGGTAACGATACCCTATACGCCCATCTACAAGCCGTGGAAGGTGCGGATAGTGCGTAAGTATGGCGACAACCATGAGCGAGTGGTCGTCAACCCTGTGGATGGCGGCGAATGGTTTGAGGTGCATACCAAGCTGTACGGCTTGGACGAGACGGTGCTGAAAGCGTCGGAGCTGCTGAAGGTCAGTATGGACGATTATATTGTGCAGTTGGATATGGATGAGGGCGTAGCCTATCTATGGTCGGGCATCCATTCCGACTGTGTGAATGTCAACGCCAACATACAGAACAGAAACCTGCTGCTGCGGTGCGTGTCGAGCAATAATTACCGTTACCCCACGTCGGGTGTCGGGTTGATACGCTACCTGCACAGCAACCTCAGCAGGACAGGGTTGGCGGACAAGTTGCAGAGTGAGTTTGAGGCCGATTTGGTGAAAGTGAACTATGCCGCTTTCGATTCCGATACCGGCGATTTGGAGTTGGATTTAGATTTTACGGAAGCCGATGCAAGTGTATAAGGTAGGCAAGAGCCAGAACATTTTTGATGTGGCGTTAGCCTGTTATGGTTCGATAGAAGGCTTGTTTGACCTGATGGTGAACAATGTCGAACTCTCTTTTGACAGTGTGCTGAAAGAAGGCGACGAACTCTATTATGACGAGAGCTGCGTGATATATGACACCGTTATCAGTGAGCTGTCGGACGAGGGTGTGCAGATTGCCAATGGAGAAAGGGATGTGTATCACAAGGAGGCAAATGAGGACTTGCGCGTTGTCATTAGTGTTCCTGCCGATGATGACTCCCTGCTGTTGAAGTTGTCGGGCGATGGCGATATGGTGGTTGACTGGGGTGACAACAGCGACATAGAGACCATTACGCTGCAAGCCACACCGCAGGAATATTTGCATTTCTATAACAACGAGACCGACAGTAGGACGGTGCGGCTGTATGGCGGCTTCAATGTCAAGACGTGGTATCTGTCGAGCATCGCAAGCGGGCTGGTACTGCCCGTGAAACCGTTGGTGGTGGATGAAGTGGTGGTGAAAGAGAACAATATCACCTTGCAGGGACTATTGTTATTTGAAGGCACATACTCCGTGACGCTTGACGGCATCTCCCTGTCGGATTTCGATATGATACGCGACATGAGCCTGTCGGACTTGACGATAAGCAATTTGGAAAGTGCCGATGCGGAGAAGAGTGTGGAAGACCTTGTTGACGAGTATCTGATATATGTCGCCCAACACAACAACGAGCGTAGGAATTGCAAGGTTGTCATGGATGTGCAGCCATCGGGCGAATATCAAGAGCCGAGCAAGGATGACAACGGCAACTATGAGATAACGACAGGCATGGAAGCCGTGTATGTCATCACCCATGAGGACGCTTGGAACGAGGCTGGCGCGTGGGAGTTCGATATTTGTGGCGAGAGCTATAAGTATGAGAACGAAGAAACAGCATAATACGGCATACGATTTAATCGGGAGAAACGAATTGACGATATAAGGTAATAACGACTATACAAGATATGAGCAGGACATTAAGTGAGATATACAACGAGTCGGTAGAGACGCGGAACAGATACTTGGAGCTGACCGAGCTGACGAACAACTCCAAGATGTCGGTCATCAACGCCTTCACATGGGTTGTCAGTGCTGCGATATACAGTTTTGAGACCCTGTTGGATGTGTTTATGACCGATATAGCGAGCGTGTTCAACAGCAGGATTAACGGTACGCCCGCCTATTATGCCAATGCCCTGTTGAAATGGCAGTATGGCGACGAGTTGGTGGTGAATGACGAGGGCACAGGCTTCTCTTACGCCACGGAAGATGAGACCAAGCGTCTGATTACTCATGTGTCATACGAGGAGAAATACAGTGCCGAGTATAAAGATGACGTGCTGATATTAAAGGTTGCCAAAGGCGAGGATGATGCTTTGGAGCGTTTGAGCGACACCGAGCTTATCAGTGCGCGAGCCTATTTACAGCAGATAAAGTTCGCTGGCGTGAAATGCAATGTGGTGAGCAGGAAAGGCGACGTGTTAGTGCCGCGTGTTACCGTGTTCTATGACGGTGCGGTAAGCAAGGAAGAGCTGTATGATGCCATTGACACGGCGTTGACGCAGTTCATCACCGACATGAAGTTTGACTCGCTGATATACGCCCAGAAAGTCATTGACGCGATACAAGCCGTAGAGCACGTCAAGGATGTGTATATAGACCCCAATGCCGCCGTTGACCAGGGCATCTTTATTGCCCAGTATGACGATAATGACGTGTTGGGTGAGCTGACGAAGATAGAACGCAAGTGCTACACCACCAGCGGCTATGTGAAGCAAAGCACCGAGCAGGGTGATGAGAGTGCGTTGCCCTCGTTCAGGGAAGCCATTGCCATAGAACTTGAAACAGACGACACGGACGCATGAGAAGTTACAGGATAGACACGGACAAGCTCGTCAACAGGCTTACGCCCCACTATTTAGGCGGTCGGCGGTTGGTGCTGTTTCTTCAGTCGTTGCTGAAGCCTTTGGACACCTTGAACAAGACGTGGAAGGAGTGGGCTGACGAGAAGCGGATAGAAGCCGCCATGACCTCGCAGGTAATCATGTTGGAGTATTATCTGAACAGGAAATACAAGAAATACCTGTCAGACCAGAACCGCCGCATCATCATCTCGGACGGCGATGTGAATGGCGTGCCGTTGTATTGGCAGTCGTCGGAAACCGCAGGCGTTGACACTTGGACTATTTATCAAGAGAGCGAGGGCAAGGACTCGTCGAAGGCGTTGCGCTGGAAGGACGAGAAGATGGCCGAGAGCGATGTCAGTTTCTTGGTGTGTGTCCCCGCCATCAATGAGCAGCGCATCACGCAGGATGAGTTGTCGGCGATGATAAGTTATCATGTCGCCAAGTATCGCATAGCAGGAAAGAAATTCAAAGTAGCATATATATAATTATGAAAGAGTTTGTATCACAGACAGGCGGTCGCTATACCTACATAGACGATATTATGAACCTGCAAGAGCTGTCGTTGGCTTTTGCGAGTATTTTTGACGGCTGCGACAATTTTGTTGTCAGCGGTTGTCAGGTGTCGGGCAGCACCCTTAGTGCGGGATATGTGTATATCAACGGCAAGATAAGGTATTGCGCGGGATTGAGCGGCATCAGCACGTTCCCTGTGTATATCTACGAGAGCAACAGTGTGGAGAGTGTGTCTTACGCTGACAGCAGCGACAAGATAGGCAGGAACATTTACGGTTGCGCCGTCGCCTCCACCGTGCCTACCACGAAAGACACGCTCACGGACGCGCTGCCCCAGTCGATAAGAGTCAGCAGTGATGGTACGGCGTTACGGCTCAAAGACGCATTTTTCGGCAAATACGCCTTGATGGTGGATAGTCCGTACAGTGCGCAAAGCGTGAAGAACAACGTGGAGTTTGAGGACAATGTTACCGTTGATGGCACATTTACCGCCCAGAAACAGTATATCAGTAGCGGCAGTGCCAATGCGAGCATTTATTACAACAGCAACGGCAGTCTGATAATACAGTCGCAGCCCACCGCGAGCAACAAGTATCAGCTTATCATCAATTCGGAGGGCGATTTTCATTTTGTCAAGAACAATACCACCATTGCCACGGTATGCGCCGATGGAGTCAACTTAATGGTGTCGCTGAACGCCAATCTTATTTATGGCGGAAATATCGCCATTAGGAACGGCAACATCTTCAACAGCGGCAATATGACCGACACTGGCGACTTGAATATCAACATGGTTGGCTATAATGGCGGTGTGACCAAATACAGGAACACCTTTATCGGCAATGGCAAGGGCGAGGCAGTGTTGAGTATTACCGGCAGTACGAAAAGCAGTGTGTTCACAGGTTCGGTTGCCATTGAAAACGCCGATGACTATGGCATTACGCTGAAGCATAACGGGTTGGCAAAGACCGACAAGACCTTGCTACACAGTGTGGCGTGGAAAGACAAGAACGATGCGGTCATTGCCACTGCCGGATATATCAGCAATGCCGATTACGACTGGTATATACACAACGAGATAGGCAATGTGGTTGTTTCCAACGATGTGTATGTAACAGGCAAGTTGTATGTGGGTGGTGTGGAGCTGTTGTCGGCTATGGTGGGCAACAGCGATTTCAGTGCCGCTTTGTCTGCGAAAGCCAATACCGCTGATGTGTATAGTAAGACGGATGCGGACGGCAGGTATTTCAAGAAAACCGACAGCGTAAGTTCGATTATCTCTACGCTGGGCGGCGCAAGTACCGTGCGCAATGCCATAAACGCCGTGCAGACATCCGATTTGGACGGTTATGCGCAGAAGAGTATGCTGTTCCAAGACATTGTGCAATATGGGTTGCCAAGCACTTCAGACAGCAGTTATACGAGCAGTCTGGAAACACGGAAGAAAGCGTTGTGTGAGGCTATCGGCGCGGCATACGCCAGTGATGTGCAGACCAACTCGCAGAAAGACACAGGCTGGTTGACGATGAACGTGCAGAACTGTGGTATTGTTACAGAAGTGTATGTGCGGCAGGTGGGTCATGTCGTTTCCATACAAGGTCAGTTGCACACACATCATAGCGGCACGATATTCACGTTACCCAACAGCATAGACCCGCCGACATACGAGATAGGCTATTCGCACAACAAGGACGGAAAGTGGCACTGCACCATCTTGGGCGGTTCGCGAGACTGCAAGGTGGATTATTGCAGCAACGGCTGTTCGGAATATATTGGTTTCTTGATGACCTATATTGTATAAGGGCTTTAAGGGCGATACGGATATTAATGAAAAAGACTAAAACAATAGAAAATGAGAATCACGAATGTAAGTGCTGACGTGAACAGCCAACGGAGCATCCGCCAGCAGCCAGTGAAGATTGGCAAGCAAGTAAAAGGAGAATTGTATGATGCAGAAAAAGTCGAGGCAAGCGACAGCGAAACGGAAGCAGTCAGTGGCGACACAACGCAAGCCGAGCAAGCAGGAGCAGCCGACAGCGGAGCAGAAAAAGCCACGACGCAAAAGAAAGGTCGGAAGACGAAAAGGGCATAGCAAGAAGCGTTTTGAGCAGACCCTTATAGGCTATTTCCTGCAACACGAAGCCCCGATAGAATACAGGCTGTTGATGGAAACCGTGGAGTACCTGCGACTTCGCGCCCCGTCTGCCGAGCTTATTGAAGCCATTGGCTATGCCTCTGGTGATGAGGCGTTTCGGAAAGCCCGTTTTTGGCGGTGCTTGCAGAACTACAAGCGTTGGGGCGTGAGACCACCGAAGACAGCCTCCACCAATGTGAAGCGGGAGCTGTTCTATGTGCGGCAGCGTATGAAGAAATACAAGTAAGGCATTGCGATGATGTGGATTGATAGATTAAATAATATCAATCCACATATTTTTAACTGTCTTTTATGCTGTAAACGTGTGTATTTTTACTATCTTTGCATACCGTTTCTTCTGTTGAAGAAACGCAGTTGACAAGCACGACCCCATAACAGATTTAATGACAGTCAGATATGAATATTACCCGACTTGTACAAGTGGCAGGTTGGAAGCGTGCGCTCAATGCCGCGCGTCGCACTGTCGGCAAGGAGGCGATAGACAAAGAGCCTTCAGACAGTTGGAAGAAACGAATGCTGTTGGCTGAACACTCCCCGATACGTTTGGTGGAATATGAATGGAGCTGGGCAGAGATACCCCAGTGGGTGACGGTACATTTCGTGCGCCACCACATTGGTTGTGAGAAGTTCGTCCACACGCAGCGGACGGACAGAACAGGCTCTATCGTGCCGAGGAACGAGCATTTGCAAGGAGAGTTGAACGAGATGGATATGAGTGCCAACGCCCAAGAGATTATGGCCATATCGAGGGTACGCCTGTGCGCTTGCGCCTCGAAAGAGACGCGGGAAGCGTGGAAGGCGATGTTGACGGAATTGGAGAAGATAGACCCAGTGTTAGTGAGCAAGTGCGTACCAACCTGCGTTTATAGAGGCTTCTGCCCTGAGATGAAATCCTGCGGATATTGCAATACCGAGGAGTTTCGGAATAGAGTGGAAGAATACAGGGACGTTAAGGACAATAAAGACATTAACAAAGAATGATATGCAAGTAAGGAAGAGAAACGGTCAGATTGTAGGATTTGACAAAAGCAAGATTGAGCACGCCGCGCTGAAGGCGATGCAGTCGGTGAGCGACAACGCCTATTGCTTCACGATTGCGAAAGTGATTGGCGACAGGGTAATGGGTAGGATGGAGCAGGGCGGCAAGGACGCGCCTGTTGACGTTGAGACCATCCAGAACGCCGTGGAGAAAGAGCTGATGCAGGCTGGGCAGTATGACGCTGCGAAGGCGTATATATTGTATAGGGAGCGGCATAATGAAGCCCGCTTTATCCGTGAGCGCATAGATTATATGGATAGGTACAGCGACTCGTCGGACAACGCCGCCACGTCGAGCGAGACCGATGCCAACGCCAATGTTACGATGAAGAACGTCGCCAATTTGGAGGGTGAGGTGTATAAGACCACGAACAGGCTTATACAACGGCAACGCATGAAGGCAAAGTTGCATGAATTATACCCAGAGCTTGCCGACCAATATGAGAAGGACTTGGAGAGCCATATCATATATTGCCATGACGAGGCTTCCACGCCAGTATTGAAACAATACTGCATGGCTGTGAGCTTATATCCATTGTTGACAGAGGGTGTCGGCAATATTGATGGTGTTACCCCCAGTGCGCCTAATGACTTGCAATCATTCAGCGGTCAGATTACCAATTTAATTTTCTTATTGTCGAGTCAATGCAAGGGGGCTGTTGCCGTAGGCGAGTATTTTATCGCATTGAATTATTATGTGGTGAAAGAGTTTGGCACACACTGGTATGACAAGATGGAATGTATAGCGACCACCAGTCATTGCCTTATTCGCAGGACCATCAAGGACAACATACTTAAAGCCTTCAAGCAGTTTGTGTGGGGTGTCAATCAGCCAGCAGGCAATCGCAGTTACCAGTCGCCGTTTACGAACATCTCTTATTACGACCATACCTATTTTGAGTCTTTGTTTGGCGGCTTTTATTATCCAGACGGCAGCAAGCCCGAATGGAAAGCTATTGACACCCTTCAGCGGTTATTTATGAAATGGTTTAACAAGATACGTCTGAAGCAAGTGCTGACATTCCCTGTAGAAACCTTTGCAATGGTGCATGATGGCGAGGACATCATAGACAAGGATTATAAACAGTTGTGCGCTGAAATGTATGCCGAGGGACATTCTTTTTTCACTTATATTTCGGACAGTGCAGACAGTTTAGCTTCCTGTTGCAGACTGCGTAATGAGTTGGCGGAAAACACGTTTAGTCCCACATCCGGGTTGACAGGCGTTATGACAGGCAGTTGCAATGTGATAACATTGAACATCAACAGGATTGTGCAGGACTGGTACAATGCGTTTGCTGACAAGGAAGACAAATACCAAAGCAGAGATATGATATTTGACGATTTGTATTGCAGGCATAATCTGCAACAGTATATCGAGTGTATTCTTGAACGTGTGTATAAGTACCATATCGCTTTCAAAACCATGTTGTATGAGACAGAAGAAAAGGGAATGTTTGCCGCCTCGAATGGCGGATATATCCACATCGGCAAGCTATACAGCACAGTCGGGCTGAACGGTCTGAATGAGGCTGCAAGGTTCTTGGGTATGGAAGTAAGCAACAATGCGCAGTATATCAAGTTCTTGCAACTGGTGTTAGGGACGATAAAGAAGCAGAACAAGGCGCACTCCATACACGACAAAAAACGTCCGTTCCTATTTAATTCGGAAGTTGTGCCAGCAGAGGGGTTGGGCGGCAAGAACTACAACTGGGACAAGAAAGATGGTTACTGGGTGCCAGCGGATGAGAATTTGTATAATTCCTATTTCTATAATGCGCATGACGACACATCGGTATTGGATAAGTTTGTGTTGCATGGTCGCCAGACCTATCAATATACTGACGGAGGTTCTGCCGCACATATCAATTTGGAAGACCATTTAAGCAAGGCGCAATATCTGAAATTGATAGACTTTGCCATCAAGAACGGCACGAGTTATTTCACTTTCAATATCCCTAACAGCAAGTGCGAGGACTGCGGTAAGATAGTGAAGCGACCAGTCAGTGTCTGTCCTCATTGTGACAGTAAGCGTATTACACAATATACGAGAGTGATAGGTTATTTGCGTCCTATAAAAACCTTTGGGAGGGACAGGCAGATTGAAGCCATGAAGCGCGTATATAGCAATGGGAGGAACGAGTTATGAAATATGTTGACGCGAGAATAACCTTTGCGGAAGTGCCGGACGAGATAACGTTGTGTGTGAACATCTCAAACTGTCCGTGCCACTGCGAGGGCTGTCACAGTTCCTATTTGGCAGAGGACATAGGCAAGCCGTTGGACTGGGGAAGTCTGAACGCCCTTATCTATATAAACGCAGGGATAAGTTGCGTGGCGTTGATGGGTGGCGACGCAGACCCGAAGACGATTGACCGTTTGGCTTTCCATGTGAAGCAGATAGGGTTGAAGAGTTGTTGGTATAGCGGTCGGGATGCGCTGTCGGAAGATGTGCAGCTTGCCAATTTCGACTATATCAAGGTTGGCGGTTGGAGAAAAGACTGCGGACCGCTTAACAAGAAAAGCACCAACCAGCGATTTTATCATGTGGAAGATGGGAAGTTGGTGGACTGGACTTGGAAATTTTGGCGGTTGGAGAAGGACGATTGAAGCGATTTAACCGAGAGAATAGAATGACGAGTTGACCGCTGAAACGGCAGAGTCGAGACAGTGATTTAACGAAACAGAAAGCCGCTTTGTGATATTTATATTGCGAGGCGGCTTTTCTAAAAAATCAATATAATATATTATATATATATTTTCTCTGTAACACAGCGTGTTAGAAATTTCTTTGAAAAATAGTTTGAAATTTATTTGGTAGTTAAATTGATATTATATATCTTTGCAATCGGTTAAACCAAAACAGAAGTAAGATGCTACACGGTCAAGCGCACCTTATTGTGCAAGACGGTAGGGTGTTGAACGATGCGGCCACTCTTGCTTTCGGACGTTTGAAGGACGGCGATTATACGGTCTTGATAATGGACGACACAAAAAACAGGTCGCTACCACAACTGAAGTATCTGTTTGGCGTGGTGTTGAAGACGATTTCGGACAAGTTGCCGACGCACCCGCCAGTAGATGCCCTATACAGGTATTTTGAGGAGCTTTACGCGCCGATACACGCCTGTAATCTTCCACGAGGGAGAAAGTACGAGTACTTCAACCTCAAAAATGAAAAAGCAAGTGAGGTGAATGAAGTCATTGAGAGTATCATTCACCATGCCGCTGCCGAGTGGAACATCACAGTCACGCCGAAAGACGAGACCAAGAAGCCCGAAGCGAAGGAACTATGGGCTGGAGCTTACACCGAGCAGTGGAATCTTCTCTCTCAGCATTAAACCAACAAAATTTTTTCATTTTATGGAAGAAACCAGAAAAAATCCGTTTGACCTCTTTGCGGAGAATCAGCAGACTTATCAAGAGGCGTTGGAGAAGAGTGCGGAGGAAAGTTCCTCGTACCAGCAAACCAAGTATTTCAGGATGGACTCGGACGGCACATATACCGTAAGGATATTGCCGTTAGCCCCCGTGCAGCAAGCCGACGGCACATGGCTATTGGAGCGCAAGGGTTACGAGTACCCCATCAAGACGCAAGTGTTGCGTCTCACCAATCCCAACAGCACGAGCAAGAAGGACAAGCAGTTCTTTGTGAACGTGTGCCAGACCAAGTATGCGGGTTTGTCGGTTGACCTTATCGACACCTACTTGAAGGTTGCCGAGAGCAAGTACGGCGATGACGAGAAACTGATGGACAAGATTAAGGCCAGTGGCTTTGAGGGTGGCTTGAAGTGGAACTCGCAGCGCATGATGTACGTCGTTGACATGGACAAGCCCAGTGACGGCATACAGCTCCTCACCCTGTCGTATTCGCAGTACAAGTCGTTGGAGGAGCAGAAGTTGGAGGTGTGGAAGGAACTGTTGGAGGGCGACCCAAAGACACCGTGCCCCATCTCTTCGATACAAGCTGCCTATCCTGTGAAGATTATCCGCAAGAAGAACGGCAAGAAAACCGAGTACAGTTTCACAGTCAACACCGTGAAGCGTCCGCAGTCGATGACGGAGGACGAGCTGAACACCCTGCTTGGCACTCCGCGCATCCCAGAAGCCGCTTACAGATACAGCCGTTTCCACTTGGAAGCCACCATTGAGTATCTGAAGCAGTATGACGAGCAGAACGAGATGGACGTGATGGGCAGCAAGGAGATTGCCGACGCGATAGACAAAATCAAGATGGAGCTGCCTGCCGATGACAAGTCGCACTTTTCCTTTGACAAGAAGGAGCGCAAGGGCAACGATGACGAGGAGCAGGACGATGACGACACTATCGAAGGACTGTGGAATCGTTGGGAAGCCTTGAAGGAGCGTGGTGTAGGCGACAAGAGCGATGAGGGGCAGGAGTTGCGTGACGCTATCCGCAATTTCATTGATGACAACGAACTGCCAGTGAGGGTAACGAGAGGCAAGACCAATGAAGACCTCTTGGTTGCCATTGACGATGCCCTTGAAAACACGAGGGGCGGCGATGACGACGACGCAGAGCCGCAAGATGAAACGCCGAATGAGCGTCAGAGCACGGATGCCGATGAGGACAACGCAAGCGATGATGATGCGGATGATGACGAGGAAATGTCGGAGCATGAGCGTGGCGAGCGCAAAGACGACACCGACGAGCCTGCGGCAGAAGCGGAGCATGAGCGCAGGACACCCCGTCCTGTGAGAAGAAGAATGAGATAAATTTGTTTCTTCCAATACATTATCTTTGGGAATGGGGTACGTTCCTATGGTGTTCGTGCCCCATTCATTTTTATCCCCTTGAACAACTATGAGCAACAGAATACCAACAGCGTTGTTGTTGAACGACATACATATATCGAAAGACAACATATCCGAATTTCAGAAAAACTGGGACGAAACCCTGCGGCTGTGCAAGCAGTTTGACATTGCCGACATGATTATCGGCGGTGATTTGTGGCAGTCGCGTTCCGCCCAGACCCTTGATGTATTGATGGCTGTGCGGCAAGCAATTATTAACGCTATTCAGCAAGGACTTACCTTGACCATTGCGGAAGGCAACCATTGCAAGGTGAACCAAGAGTCGTGTTTAGGCTACAGTCATCTTTTCAGCGAGTACCCCAATGTATATGTGGTTGATGAGTTTGCTGTTATGGACATCAGCGACAGCGTTGTGCTGTATGTGATGAGCTATTTTCCAGAGAACGGCAGTTTTGAAGAGCGTTTCAAGCAGATGACAGCCACAGGTTTTGACAAGCAAAAGACCAATATTCTTTATATCCATGAAGGCATCAGCGGCGCATTGGCTACCGCAAGTGAGGCAGAGCTGCCCGCCAAGCTGTTCAAGGACTTTGACAGCGTATTGGTGGGGCATTACCATAACCGCTGTGTCATCAAAGGCACGAACATAGAATATATCGGCGCGTCGAGACAGCACAATTTTGGCGAGGACGAAGAAAAGGGCTACACCATATTATATGATGACGGCAGTTATGAGTTTGTGAAGAACAAGGTAAACACACGCTACAAGGTCATTGACATTGCCGCAGACCAGATAGACACCCGTTTTATGGAGCGTTTGGATGACTTGAAAGCCACTGGACGCTACAAGGTTAAGGCTCGTGTCAGTTGCGCCTCCACCGATGTAGGCGGCATAGACAAGCAAAAGCTCTTGGAAGCAGGGGCGACGAAAGTAGAGATTGTTACCGAAGAGACCGCCGCCACGGAGGTTGCCGCCCACGCCTTAGACAAGAAGTTTGACAAGAGCGGCATCAAGCAGGAATATTCCGCTTTCTGTGCCGACAAGGGCATAGACGATGTGGAGATGGGTTTGGAATACTTGGATAAAATCAGTTGAAATCATGTGGAAATTAAAAGAAATACACGCCACCAACCTGTGCGCTTTCAAACAGTTGGACTATACCCTGCTGCAAGACCATACCACCTTGATTTTCGGCAACAATATGGATAACGACTCGCAAGGCTCGAATGGGTCGGGCAAGTCGGCTATGTTGGAAGCCATCGCTATCGGACTGACAGGCGAAACCCTCAGAAAGATAAAGATGGAAGAGATTATCAATGACGCAGAGGACGATTCGACAGTGAGCATTGTGCTTGCGAACCCTGCGGACGACCAGCAAGTGAGCATTGACAGGCAGCTACACCGCAAAGGAGCGCAGGAGATACATATTACGTTGCAGACAGGAGCGCAGGACGCTAATGTCGAAGAGGTTGTGCAAGCCACCGTCGCCGATTATAACAAGTATATCTTGGAGTTGTTGGGATTGGGCAAGGACGAGATTTTTGCCAACTATATCCTGTCGAAGCACAAATACACCTCCTTCCTTTCCTGTTCTGACAGGGAGAAGAAAGAGATTATCAACCGTTTCAGCAACGGCATGATGGTGGATGAGAGCATTGCCGCCCTGCAAGAAGACATGACTCCCATACAAACGCAGCTACGAAGTGCGGAAAGCGATGTAGCCACCTGCACAGGCCGTGTTGAGGCGTTGGACGAACAGATTAAGAACGCCCTGAACGAGCAGACGGAACGCAGTCAGAAGAAAAAGGAGCGCGTGGTAGGCTGGCGACAAGCCATTGCAGACAAACGCTGTTATATACGCGAGCAGGAAGCCGCAAAAGTGCAAGCCAACACATTGCTGGCACAGTATGACACATTGGATGACAGTTGGCAAAAGTTGGAGGCAAGCAAACAGGATGTTGTCGGATGCTATCAGACGATATTGAAAGACTGCGAGCAACACGCCTTGCGCAAGCCCACGGATTACGCCGAGCAATCCAAGCAAAGCCAAGAACAGTTGGCGCATTTGGAAAAAGCGTTGGAAAAGGCGAGCAAGGAAGCGGCACAGCAAGAGAAAACGCTTGAAACTGCCAAGAATGCCTTTGTGAAGTTGCAGGAACGCTATGCGAAATTCTCTGACAGCTATGACAAAAAAGCCGAGAAGATAGACGCACAAATCAACACCCTGCTTGCCGCTATAAGAGCATTGGAGGCTGACAATGACGGGCTGAAGAAGCAGCGTGGTCGGTTGGAGGCGGACATTGCCAATCTGCAAAAACAGTTGGCTGGCGTTATCGTATGTCCTAAATGCCAGTATGAGTTCACGTTGGCAGGAGATGTAAATATTCACGATGTGCGGTTGGAGTTGCAGGACAGGGAAGGCGAAGCAAAGGACATCGCCGACAATATCCGCAAGAACCAACAAGATATTGAGAGCCATACCGCCAAAGGCAGGGAAGTACGCAAGGAGCAGAACGAGCTTATGGGCAGCAAGGCAGAATGGTCGGCGAAGATTACCGATGAGCAGACAAAAGTCGATGAGATGACAAGAGAGGTGTCGCGTCAGAAAAGCCAGTTGCAAGTGCTGCAAGCTCAAATTGGCGACACGCGGAAAGCCATCAGCGATATGCGTGTGCGACTTTTTGACGAGGCATACGAACTGCTTGACACAGCCATCAAGACACAAGAGAACACAGTCAAGCAAGCCGAGGTGAACATCAGTAACGCCAAAGGAGCGATAGCCTCATACGAAGAGTCGATACGAGACATTGACCAATCGTCGGAAATCGACATGATAGAGAACTTGAAGGTCAGCAAGAAAAAATATGAGCAAGAGTTAGAACGTGCCATTGGGAAGAAAGAAGATGTGGAGCGAAAGCTGAATGCCTACAAAAGGCAAGAAGCCATTTTTACGGAGTTCAAGACCCATCTCGCCAACACCAAGATAGACGCATTGAGCCATATCACCAATGAGTTTTTGGAAACCATTGGCAGCGACATACGCATCGCTTTTTCGGGTTATACCGTGTTGAAGAGTGGCAAGATAAGGGACAAAATCTCCATCTCACTCATCAGGGATGGCGTGGACTGCGGTTCTTTTGATAAGTTCTCGGAGGGAGAGAAAGCCCGCGTGAACCTCGCCAACATCCTCGCCATGCACCAGTTGACAAACACGAATTGCGCTGACGGCAAGGGCTTGGACTTGCTGATATTAGATGAGATATTAGAAGCCACCGACGAGCAGGGGCTTTCAAACATCTTTAACGCTCTGAACCAGTTGCATATCACTTCATTGGTAGTAAGCCACGGCAATATCGCCGAGGGCTATCCCTACAAGACGGTGGTAAGCAAACTCAATGGCGTGTCGTATATAGATGAGCAGCAATGAGACCCCAGAAGAAAGAATCACACGAGACGAGATTTTAAGTCTTGACATCGCCACCCACTGCGGCTATTATTCCACCCACGAGGCTGGCACATGGAATTTCACGCAGCGGGCGGGCAAGAGTGCCATAGAGCAGCATTTGATGTTCTATGAAACATTAAGGGCTTTTGTAGAGGAGCACCATATCCGTTTGATTATCGCGGAGGATGTGAACGTTACCGGGCAGTTTATCGGCATGAGAAAGCTGTCAGAGTTTCGCGGCATCCTGTTTCTGCTGTGCGCCCAGTTGGGTTTGCCAGAGCCACGCTTCATCAATGTAAGCACTGTGAAGAAGTGGGCTACTGGCGATGGCAAGGCAGACAAGCGGAAGATGATGGACTACTGCGTGCAGCGTTGGGGCATCACACCTGTTGATGACAACATGGCGGATGCCGTGCATATCTTCAAGTACTATGTGAGAAAATACAAACTATAGCAGCCATGAGTGACGCAAGGCGACAAAGGCGCAGACAGCGGAAGGCGAATCAGCCACATCTGACGTATTTGGCTACGCTGTTGGGGCGTTTCTACGAATATCTTGGCAGCAGTCCGCAACCATCGGATGACGCTGTAAGAGCGCATTTCACTTCCTCCAACGAAGCGTGGAAGAAGTACTGTGCCATCCACAAATTGATGAACGCAAATCATTTGTTTATGCTTAACGTTCAGGAGGCGTGGAAACGGCACACGGCGCAGCGGGCAACGGACGAGTAGTCAGCGATGAGACGGCGGCGCGGCGCAAGGCACTCTTCGACCAATATGTCATGCCCTACGACAGGATGATATACAAGTTGTGTATGCGCTACACGTTCAACCCCGATGACACGAGGGAAAACTACTGGGAGGTGCTTACCAATATGTACAAGTATATTGAGACCTACGACCCCAACCGTCCTATCCGCACATGGCTTCACATCGTCACCAAGCGTTGCGTCTATGAGTTGGACCAGCGCAGACAGCGGCATATTGAAAGAAGAAACCGCGACAATGACATTGAGAGCTATGAGTCGGCGGAAGAGTTCGCCGACGTGGAAGCGACCGAAAACTGCGACATCGTTGACATCAGCAACTACAAGGAACTGTATGATGACGATATACTGTATGCCTTAGAACAGCTGAAACCCTCGTATCGGCGAGCCTTGCTGTTGCAACAGGCAGGGTATAAGCTGAAAGAGATTGCCGAGATAGAGCACAAGAACGGCGCGTTGGACTCGTGCAACATCGAGACCGTGAAGAGCAGACTGTTCTTGGCACGTCAGCAACTACAACAACTATTGACACGCAATGGAAAGAGAAGAACGGCAGAAGAAACAGATTAGGAAGGTATATGCGGAGATTACGCGCCGTTTGGTTGACCACGGCTTCGACTTTCCGCAAGGTGGCAAGATGGAACGCCAGTTGTCGCAGTTCATACAGCGGTTTGAGAAGTGGTGTGGCGGCGTGTTCAACACCGTGCGCATAGTGGACTACTGCGTGTTCCAGATACACAAGAACCGTACCTCGCCATACCAGCACAAATTGGCGTACAGTGCCTTTGGTGTTACAGCCTTTCAGAAATACCAAAAACTATCCTCGAAACGGAAGAAATATGTTGAGGACAGATGGTTAGAAAGGGCGGGGTTGAGCAGAAGCCTTCTTTGCTCGTCAATCAGCGAAAGACGCGAGCATCCACAAGCCAAGTATGTGTATATGGCTGCGGAGGAAAGCACCAAAAGAAGATTTCACAACACGGAGATGGGTTATGCGCTGTGCTGCGCCTCCACGCTGATGTGGAGTCCGTTGTCGGACGCTTGCAACCAATGCCGCTATATGGATTGCTGCAAGGAAGAGACGGCACGAAGATACCCAGAACTGTATCGTTTAAGACAGGAAGAAATATGACAAGAGAAGATAATGTATTGACGGAAGATTTTTTGTTTGACTTATACTACGCCTGTTTCACGCACGACTATGTGTGCGGATTGGTGGTGAGGTATATGCAAAAATCCTATTTGCCTGGGAGAGACTTCCAAGTGTTGCAGGGCTATCTGTGCAAGTATTACGCTGCCCACAAATCCGCCCCGACGCTGAACATCATCAGTCAGATAGTGTCAACCAACAGGGAAGTTACCGCCCTGCTCAATGACATCAAGGACTGTGCCGAGGGTGTCGCCCCCGATGTCATCTTGGAGCAGTTTGAGGAATACCTGCGGCAGGTGAAGTTTCAGAAAACCTACAAGGAGATTGGCGAGCTGTATGCCAAGCAAGACAGGGACAAGGCCATGAAGCTGCTGCAACAGTTCGCCGAATGGCAAAACGAGTTCAGTTTGCAGCGCAACAGTTTTGTGGATGTCGCCGAGACCTTTGAGTCACGTTTCCGCAGGAACAGGGAACGGCACAACCAAGAAGCCAAGTTGAAGAGCATCACCCGCTTTTATATTGACGGATTGGACGAGATGAATGAGGGGCGCGAGCTGCGTACCCAGTTGACCTGCTTCCTTGCCCCTACTGGTGTGGGCAAGAGCCATGCCGCCCGCTGGATAGGCAAGTGCGCCTGTCAGATAGACGGTTTGAATGTGCTGCATTTCCAGTTGGAAGGCAGTGAGGAAGAGACCACCGATGCCTATTCCGCCTCGCTTGTGGCTTGCAGTTCGTACAGATACAGCACAGGCACATTGAAGGATAGGGATTTGGATAAGATGCTGGAGCAGGTGAAGGCGATGTCTGGCACGTTGAAGATAAAATCGTTCCCGAAGTTCGCCAACCAAGTGTCAACCACTGACATCAAGGACGGCATTGCCGAATACAAGAAACTCTATGGCGTGTCGCCCGACGTGGTTATTATAGACTCTATGGACTTGCTTACCGATTCCAGTGGCCGGCAATGGACTGAGAACGGAGAGCGGCACAAAAGAGTTGCCGTTGCCAATGACTTGAAAGACTTGGCTGGCGATGAGAAAGTGTGGGTGGTCGTGACCTATCAGGCTACCATAGAGAACAGGGAATGGCTCAATGACGAGAACAATGTGCTGACCGAGTACAACTGTTCTGAGGCGAAAGGGTTGAGCCGTCCGCTTACCCACCTCATCACCTTGAACCAAAGTCAGAACGAGATGCGCGAGAACACGATGCGGCTATATGTGGCAAAATCGAGATTCTTCAAGAAAGGCGACCCTATCAAGATAGCCACTGATTATGACAATGAATGCTTCTATGACAGGGTAAGGACGATGAACATTGAGAAAGTGAAAAACTAAAGATAATGGATAAGGAAGACAGACAACACATAATAGACGAGCTTGCCATAGAACTGCACGCCAAGACCGATGGCAGCAGGAAGAATCTCATTGTGGAGATATGTCCCTATTGCGGTCATGCTGGCGGCAAGTTCGGCATCTATATAGGTACAGAGACCGCCACGAAGAAGCCCTTTATGGCGCATTGCTTCTCGTGCGGTCATTCCACAAGGACATTAGAAGAACTGTTGCGGGACATTGGCAGGACAGACCTGATGGTCGCAGAGACCTTTGACCTCCATGCCGCCGAGCATTTGGATGATTTCTCTTTTATGGAAGACGATGAAAACGAGTTGGACGACACGCTGAACGTGTCGGAAATGCCCGAACACTACAAGCGCACCTATTCCAACAAGTACCTACGCAAGCGAGGGTTTGTTGATGCCGACTATGAATATTTCCCAGTAGGCACGACAAGAGGGATGAACTGGAAATTTAACGACTATGTGATATTCCCGATTATAGACAATGGCGATGTGGCAGGATATGTGGCAAGACATATCTGGGACAAGCAAGCCATTGACGACTATAACCGCAAGGCACGTCGCAGCGGCAAGTATCAGATAAGGCGGTACAACAACAGCACCGACAACGACTTTGTGAAGCTGCTGTACAACTATGACGCTATCAAGGAAGGCGAAACCGACACCGTGATATTGGTGGAAGGCGTTTTTGACGCTATCGCCCTGACGAGGAAGCTGCACTTGTATGACAACCGCAGGATAGCCGTTGTCGCCACTTTCGGCAAGAAAATTTCCGATGTGCAGATATACAAGATACAGCGGAAAGGCGTGGAAACGGTGGTGATAGGCTATGACGGCGACGCTGCGGAGGCTATCAAGACCACCGCCGAGCGGCTGCGCTCCTATTTCGATGTGTATGTGGCGGACATTGAAGACCCCACGCAGGATTTTGACAGCATGGATTTCTGGGATGTCTATGATGTGTTTGCTTTTGGATTGAAGACTGCGACAGAATACAGGTTACAAAAGATACAACTATGAGCGAGGAATTGATTGTTTGGCTGAAGAGCAATAAGATACGCTATCGTGAAGTTGACGATGACGTGATAGAGATTATCGGTTTTGGCAAGATGTATTACGAGGATGCCAATCTGTTGAAATCCATCTTCAGAACCGACGCTGACGGCAATGTGAAGTTTAACACGATGGAAAACGTGCAGACCTTGCAAGATGAGGGCATCAATTATATCGTGTTCAAATTTGGCGACAACTGGTATTATTATGACACGCGCAAGGATTTCCGCTTCAACATACTGAAATATATTGGCGAAAGAGAAGCGTTGACGCACGAGCAGCCCTTTGCCAACTTGGGTGTGCATACCCCTTACGAGCTGTTGAACGGCAGTTTTTCTGTCGGCGACTGGGTGAGGAAGGCAAAATATTTGGGGCAGGAAGCGATAGGCATCTGCGACCATAACACGATGGCGGCAACCCTGTTGTTGCAGAAAGAATGCAAAGCTGCTGGCATTGCTCCAGTGTTCGGTTATTCGTTGGATTTCAGCAACGGCACGGACAAGACGGGGGCGAAGATATATTGCCAGACGCAGGAAGGCTTGCAGAACTTGCTGCGCATACAGAAGGCTATCAACGTGGATTCCACAGACAAGACCATTGACCTGCAAGACCTGTTGGCATACGGCAGGGGTAACGTGATAGTGTTTGACAAATATTCCGCACAATGGCTTGGCGGCATAGACCTAAAAGCGTTTCGGAAATACTTTGACGCTTGTTATTGGCAGTTGGACTTGTCGGAATACAAAGCCGAGCGCATAGACGCGCGAGTGTTAGAAGCCGCCAAATATTATTTCGAGCATTTATACAAGAACGGAGAAGTGCCGCCAGTGCTGATACAAGACTGCTACTATTTAGACAAGGACGATGCACGGAACAAAATCATCCTGAACAAGATAGCCACAGGCGCAGCCCATGAGCAAAGCGACGACCTGTATTTCAAGGACTTGGACGAACAATGGGCGACAATTAGTCCGCTCTTTGACGAAGCACGTTGGGATGTGGCGGCAATCTTCGATGAGGCTTGCGCGAACACCGTGAAGATAGCTGATGGCGCAAAGGCGCGATTTGAGACAGACAGGAACTTCATGCCGCAATACAGCATGACACCAGAAGAAAAAGAAAAGTACGGCGACAGGCACACAATGTTCCTGCAACTGTTGAAAGACGGCTTTGAGAAGTTAGTGCCAAAAGGCGAGGAAGAGCGTTACAGGAAGCAGTTGGAACACGAGATATATGTGTTAGAGTCAACCAACAATGTGGATTATATGCTTGTGCAATACGACACTGTGAACTGGGCGCGTAGCAACGGCATATTGGTGGGCTGCGGACGTGGCTCGGCGGGCGGATGTTTGGTGCTTTACTTACTTGGCATCACACTTATAGACCCTATCAAGTATGACCTGCTGTTTGAGCGTTTCCTGCTGCCAGAGCGTGCAGGCTTGTACCCATCGGACGTTACCGTCGTGGGCGATGACATAGACTCGAAAGACTATGTGGAGGTTGTGTTGGAGAACGGCAAGGTCTATAAGATAGACACGGACGCGCAACTGTTGGTGAGACGGGGTGGCGAGGAAGAGCCGATTGCCATTTATGCTGACGAGTTGCGCGAAGGTGACGACATCTTGTTTGACAACAGGGATGTAGTGTTCACATTAGACGAGATAAACAATTAAAAACATTACAGATATGATTTTGACAGAAGAAATGAACAAGGTTATGGAGTTGGTGGAACACACTGACGACCATGTGTTTGTGACAGGCAAGGCAGGTTCGGGCAAGACCACCTTCTTGAAACATTTAATTGCCCACACGAGAAAACGCTGTATGATAGCCGCTCCGACAGGTGTCGCCGCCATAAATGCTGGCGGTATGACTTTGCACAGTCTGTTTGGCATCCCCTTCGGTCCTATCTCTCCTTACGACAGATTAGAGAACAAGTTTACGGCGCACAAGACCGAGTTGCTGCTGCGCTTGGAACTGCTTGTCATCGACGAGGTGAGCATGGTGCGCCCCGATGTGCTTGACACCGTTGACAGGAAACTGCGCTGGGTGAGGAACGAGGACGAGCCGTTTGGCGGCGTGCAGGTGGTGATGTTCGGCGACCTGTTCCAGTTGCCTCCTGTGGTAAAGAAGCAGGACAGGAAGATATTGGAGGAGTATTATGACGACTTCTATTTCTTCAACGCATTGGTTTTCAAGCGTACAGGCTTTCATGTGGCGGAGCTGACAAAGATATTCCGACAGACCGATGAGACATTCATCAAGATACTGAACGACATTCGGAATTACAGTGTCACGTCGGATGAGTTGGATATGTTGAGCGAGCTGAAAGACAAGGCTGCGAGCCAGTCATACGATGGCGGCATACATATCTGCACCCACAAAGCCGATGTGGAAAGGATAAACGCTGAGAAACTTGGGCAAAGCACCTTTGTCTATGACGCAGATATACAAGACAAGTTCCCAGAGACCTCCATACCTTGCGACCTCCATTTGAGGCTGCGTGACGGCGCGAGGGTCATGGCTTTGACGAATGACGCGCAGAAAGGCTATTACAACGGAATGTTGGGTGTGGTTGTCGGTCTGGACAGCGGCAGCGTTACCGTGAAGATGGATAATGGCAGGGTGGTGAAATTCGAGCGTTTCACTTGGGAGAACAACCAGTATGTGCTGAAAGACGATTCCATTGAAGCGCAGAAGATAGGCACTTGCTCCCAGTTCCCCTTGACTTTGGCGTGGGCTATCACAATACACAAGAGCCAGGGGTTGACCTTTGACAAGATTGTGCTTCATGTAGCCAAGACGTTCTGTCCGGGTCAGCTGTATGTGGCATTGAGTCGTTGCAGAACGTTGGAAGGCATCGTGTCGGACGCATACATCACGCAGAAGATGGTGATACCCGAATATGCGCTGACGGATTTCGAGCGGGCATACAAGAGCGATGGTGGCTGGTATGGCAAGCGATGCGACTCTGATTATTGATGTTTATTGACGAGACTGTATGAAAGTAGTAAAGACGAGACATATAAGGAGCAATGAGGCGGTCAAGACCATTGATTGCTTCGTTGACAAGGGTTATCTGCAAGGAGATAGTGGCTCATTGCCCGACGTGGACTGCGATTTTCAGAGCGACAGGCGGCAGGAAGTGAAAGAGTATATAGAACGGCGTTACAACCACAACAGCAAGCAACGTGTGTTCTCCGCAGGAACGTTCACCACCTTGAAGCTGAAAGCCGTGTTGAAGGACGTGGCGAGAGTGCATAGAGTGCCTGTGCATATCGTCAATTACATCACCGCCATTTTTGACGATGACAAGATGAGCTGGACGGACTTGTTCATCTTGGCCGCTACGAACAAGAAAGTGAGAGCCTTTATTATGGACTATCCGCAAGTGATAGAAGACATAAGGACGCTGATGGGGCAACCACGCTCCTCGTCCATACACGCTTCAGCCCTGCTTGTAACGCCCGATGACAAGGACGGCAAGGATATGGAGTGCTTCGACTTCACGCCGATAAAGAAGATTGACGATATGCTTGTCAGTGAGTTTGATGGTTATGTGTTAGATGAGCAAGGACTTTTGAAGAATGACTGCTTGGGCATCAAGGAACTGTCGAAATTGCAAGCCGTGATAGCGATATGCAACAAGGAGTATGACGCAGGGCTGACCTTTCAAGGCATTGTGCAGAGCGGATTGGACGACAAGAAAGTGTATGCGCTGCTACAAAAGGGTTATACACAGAACGTGTTTCAGTTTTCGTCGAAGGGCATGACAAAATTTTTGGTGAGCATGAAACCAGAGAAGATTGATGACCTTATAGCCGCCAACGCCTTGTTCAGACCTGCCACGTTGGAGTCAGGCTCTACGGACAGGTATGTCGATTGCAAGTTGGGCGATGCCGCGCCAGTGTATTTGTGGGGAACATACAACGCCATGAAAAACACCTACGGCGTGTTGTGCTATCAAGAGCAGTTGGCGCAGATAGCCCGCGAGGTGGGCGGCTTATCGTTGGGCGAAGGCGTGAAATTGGTGAAGTTCATATCGAAGAAGAAACAGGACAAGATAAACGCCTACAAAGACAAGTTCCTTGCAGGCGCACGAGACAAAGGTTGTCCGAAAGAGGACGCTGACGCTATCTGGGAGATGTTTGAGGTGGCGGGTTCTTACCTCTTCAACAAGTCGCACGCCACCGCCTACGCCGTTACCGCCTACGCAGGGGCTTATCTGAAAGCCAATTATCCTACCGCTTTTTATACCGTGGCGTTACAATGGGCGAAAGACGACGAGATACCTACGCTGATGAGCGAGATGGAGCTGTGCAGCGAGGCGAAAACCGTGCCGCCCGACATCAATATCAGCGGCGAGACCTTCACGGCGGACTATGCCACAAACGAAATATTCTGGTCGTTGTCGCGCATCAAAATGTTGGGAGCGAAGGCTACCAAATGGATAGTGGAAGAGCGGGAGGCGAGAGGAGCGTACACCTCGATAGAGAATTTCGTTGAGCGTACATTCAGATACAAGTTGAAGAAATACGAATACTGGGATGACCCCGATGACCCTGACGAGGTGACGAAATGCCCTGTCAACGCAAGGCACGTCAGACATCTGATATTGGCAGGGTGCTTTGACAAGGTGGAGAATGCCCAGTCGGTTGTGGAACGCTATGCCATTTTGGAAAAAGCCGCACGATGCTTGGGTTTCAAGATAGAAGAGAAAGACATACCCACAGACCTCCGTGACAAGCATTATTTCTGGAGTCAGCAGCAGATAGCCGTCAGCGGCATCGGTTCGATAGACTACAAGCGCATTTACGACAACTCCGCCGTGAAGCCCAAGATAAAGGGCAGGGCGGCATGGGCGTTGCTAAAGAATGTGGCAGACCCCGACTATGACGGCAAGCGCGTGGCGATATGCGCAAGCGTTGCCGACATAGAAGAGAAAAAATACAAGGACAAGAAGACTGGCGAGAGCAAGATGTTCTGCAAGATACTGTTGCAGCAGAACAACGACCTTGCGGAGCTTGTCATCTGGAATGACGAATGGATGAGGGCGAGAGCCGTCGTGACGAATGGCGGCACGTTGAGCAACGCCAAGAACAAGATGCTGATATGTTCCGCACAGGTGAAATACAGTGATTTTTCTGGCGGCAACAATCTACAATTATACAAATCATCAATCATAGCAATCGTATGACAGGAAAGACAATGATAGCCATAGTGGGCTGTTCGGGAGCGGGCAAGACACACGCCTCGCTCCTCATACAACGTCTGTGCGGTTGGAAGGCGATAGTGTCGTACACCACCAGACGCAGGAGAGACAACGAGACCAACGGCGTGGAGCATTGGTTCGTGAGCAAAAAGAAGATGCCGCCCAGAGAAAGGATGTGCGCCTACACGTTCTTCGGCGGACATCATTACTGGACTACATGGGAGCAGATATATGAGAATCTCTTTCCGTTTGTTTATGTGATAGACGAGCAAGGGTTGTTGGAAATGAAAGTAAAGACACTTCCGATACCGATACACATCATCACGGTAAAAATCGAGAAAGACGAGCGGCAAGACATCAGCGACGAGCGCAAGGGAAGAGACGATGACCGCATTGCGCTTACTGACGGCTATTATGACTATATCGTGAGAAATGACGGCACGTTGGAAGCGTTTGACGAGAAAATAAAGACATTGTGTGAACAGATAAACGAACAGATATATGGCAACAAATGACGAGAAGAAGCCGATAGTGGCTTTCACATTGGACTTTGAGACTGGCGGCTTGGACTGCCAAGAGTGCGCTTGCACCCAGATAGCTCTCCATGCCGTGAGGTTAGACACCTTTGAGACCATTGACAGGTATGTGAAATACATCTATCCTTACCGCAAGCAGGATGACAAGGGAGCGGTGAAGCGCAAGGTGCTGAAAACAAAATGGGACAAGGAGAACGCCCCGTTGATGAAATACGAGCAAGTGGCGTTGACCTATTCAGCCATCAGTATGGAAATGCTGGAGCAGAACGGCATTGACATCAAGCAAGTGGCGACGGAAGTCATCGAGTTCATCAAGCGCAACACTTGGAACAAAGGGCGCACCACAAAGCCGTTCCTCATCGGTCAGAACATCGGCTTTGACATAGGTTTCATGCAGCAGTTGATGGAATATGGCGGTCAGATGAAGGAGTTTCAGAAAGTGATGCGCGGACATACGGACTTTTACGGTCATTTCTGGCCCGCATACATAGACACCATCATCTTGGGACAGATGGCGATGTGCCATCTCCCAGACGTTACGAGCTATAAGTTGGAGATAATGGCGGAGCGGTTGGGCATAGACCTGAATGACGCGCACGATGCCGACGCTGACGTTACCGCCACCACCAACATCGCCATGATATGTGCCCAACGTATGCGGAACACTGACGGTGGCAGCGACAATATGGTGATGAACAAGCAGGAAAAGACAAGGACACATTTCAAGATTTGATATATGGAAACGACAGAGAGCAAGCAAAAAAGGATGAGCTATGAGCCAGAAGTGGTGTTCAACGCCATGTCGGACAGGCGTGTGTTCGCCGTAATGACCGAAGAGACCAACGAGACCATCATGGAAATCTCCGGCTATGACCTGCAAGTGAAGTTCGACCGAGACAAGCTGAAAGACATCTCCGACATAGAGAGTATGCTGGACGGCATAAAAGACCTTTTCAGACGGCTTGTCATGGAAGACCTGTTAGGCAAGGGCGGCGACAACAAATAAGAACGTTCTTCTCTATTCTATGTAAAACAAAGGCAAGACCTTACACCTTGCCGCAAAAAATACAAGGATGGAGAAGAACATACCCAATACATTAAGCAGGGAGGAGAGAGACTTCTGCGAACTGTATGTTTTCGGCTGCGACCCTTACACAGGTAACGCCCGAAAATGCTATCAAGACATTTTCCACGATGACAGTGCCACCAGCCTGAAGAAAGCGAGGGAACTGATGGCGCGGACAGACGTGCAGGAATATTTGGAGCAACTGAGAAAGGTGGCGAATTTCGAGACGGCGGATATGAAAGCCCGCCTGCGCGAGAAGCTGCTGCACATCATAGACGAGACCAGCTCGGCGCAATTCTATGACAGGCGCGGCACGGCGTTGAGCGTCGCCCCGCTACGGTCGGTTGCCGTGCAAGCCACGAAAGCCCTCATGGAACTGTACCCTGTCAAGGTGGCGCAAGAGAGCAAGATAGAAGTAAAAGGAGAGAATGGAGAAGCCGGAATTGTCTTCAACGTCATCGTTCCCAAAGAACAACAGGCATCCGCAGAAGAATAAGAAGGGATGGAAGTTTCAATGGGACAAAAACAAGATACTGTGGTATTATCTGACAGTCCTTAGTCTGTTGTTGATATATGGGCTGTTCAATATCGAATCAGCCATCAAACTGATAGACGCATTAGTTAAAGCGATGGAATTTGTAATAAATGGAATGATATGATGGATAAGACCATAAAATTCATAGCGGACAATTTCAAGGTGATTGTCACAGGCATCATCTTCGTGATAGGGCTGTATGTGCAGCACGAGATAAACACCCAGCGGATAGAGAACTTGGAGGTGCAGTGCAAGACATTGGACTCAAAGCTCGACCAGCAGTATCAGAAGATAGATGCCATAAAACTTGACAAGACCGTGTTTGAGGCTACAATCAAGCAATTCTCTGGCATGAGCGATGACATCCGCGAGATACGGAACGACTTGAAGGAAGTCTTGAAAAGCAATAGCAAGAAATGACAGGAAAGGCGATACGTATAGTCCCATCGGCGGAGTTGAGGGAGATGCGGCTCATCGCCCTTATCGGGCGCAGCGGCATCATCGTGGCAAAAAGTGACAATGGCAAAGGGTATTTCGTGGAATTGGACAAACCCTATCAAGACGAGCGGGAATGGTATATTCCCAACGCCTCGATACAAATCATAACTATATGAAAATATCGAAAACCACGCTTGCACTGCTTGCCGCCGTATTGTGTGTTGGCGGCGTTACAGTGTATCAGCACCGAACCATACAACGTGTCAAGGCAGAGCGCGACACCTACCAGCAGAACACACACGGGCTGTTGGCGCAGATAGACACGCTGCGCAAGGATTCCGCCATGCAAGCCTATCAGATACAGGCATTGAAACTGGACGTTGACGAGTACAAGCAATACAGGGCGGAAGATTTGCAGACAATCAAAGCGTTGGGACTGAAGCTGAAGAACGTCAGTTCCGTGTCGAAGCAAGAAATGGAAGTGGAAGCACCCATCAATGCGCCGATAGTGGAGAAAACCGTTGTGCAAGACAGCATAGTGACAAAAACGCAAACCGTAGCCCTGCACAATGATTATATCAACTTTGACGGAACGATACACGGTGACAGCCTTTCCGCACAGATAAACATTCCCATACAGCTCACGCAGATAGTCCACAAGATACCCAAACACAAGTTTCTCTGGTGGTCGTGGGGCTGCAAGGCGATAAAGCAAGTGATTGTTACAAATAACCCATACGTCAATCTGAAATATTCTGAATACATAGAACTCACGAAATGAAACTAAGGTTGAAGAGAATAGCCTGCAAATCGTCATACACAATCGGCAAACTCTATGTGGACGGCAGTTATTTCTGCGACACCATAGAGGACAAGGACAGGGGCATAGACGACAGCATGGCGGTTGAGAAAATCCAGTCGGTCAAAGTTGCCAAAGAGACCGCCATACCCACTGGAACATACAATGTAACGCTGAACGTGCAGTCGCCCAAGTACAAGAACAGGGCGCAATACGCCTTCTGCAAGGGCTATCTGCCCAGACTGCTGAATGTGAAGGGCTTTGACGGCATATTGATACACATAGGCAATACCCAAAGGGATTCCGCTGGCTGCATCTTGGTAGGCGAGAACAAGGTGGCGGGGCAGGTCATCAACTCCACGGCGACCTTCAAGAAACTGTACGCCGTGTTGGACGCTGCCAACAAACGGGGCGAGAAAATCACCATCACCATAGAAAAATAATCGGCGATGCGCCAACTATCAAAAACGCCGCTGGCTATTCTTATGAAACAAAACATATTGTAGTTATGGATTTACACATTAAAGAAAGATTACTCATCCCCTCCATCCTCCCAGAGAAGGGAACGTTCATGGAGTTCAACCTGAAGAAGTCCATCCTCTCGAAAATCGCGCTTACCGAGCAGGACAAGGAGGACTATGAAATCGTGGAGAAGAAAGACGAGAAGCGCATTGAGTGGAACGTACAGAAAGACCACGAGCAGCCACTTGTCGTTGACTTCTCGAAGGACGAGCTGGCGTATATGCACAAGGCTTGCGAGCAGATTTCAGGCCAACAGCTGCCCGACGATGTGTGGGGCGTTGTGGAGCATATCTTCAACGAGTCGCAGGACTAACACCTTCTTTCAAACAAATCATATCTGATTGTGCCGGGCTGTTGACGCAGACTCCGGCACTATTTATTAACAAGCGATAAAATATGGCAAAACTATTAGCACCAGAAAATCTGCCGCCAATAAATTTTAGGCCATCTCCTAAGCAATGGCAATTATGGAAACTTCTCCAAGCCAATTCTTGCCCTCATTGTGGAGGCAATATAGCCCAAAAATTATGTGGGCATGACATAAAGGGCAACCCCCAGTACCAACCATATTGCACAAAGTGCGGAAGTACAGATTTGCCACAACTTATATTAGGGGGCGGCGCAGCAGGTGGTGGCAAAGCGGGTCTTCTTGATAGCATGGTACTTACGCCTTTTGGCTATAGAAAATTGCGAGACTTGAAAGTAGGAGACATTATATCTTCGCCAACAACAGGAGGAATGCAAAAAGTCGTATATCTGCATCCTATTGGTGAGTTTGATTTTTATCGTGTCAAGTTTCGTGACGGCACTTATTTTGATTGCTCAGAAGGTCATTTATGGCAAGTGCATGAAAGTCGCAAACATAAAAGCAAAAAAGCCGCCAAATATGGACTTTCGGTTGATACCGTTTGGTCAACCATAAAGATGTATGAGTGGTATAAGAAAAAAGAAAGCGGAATGTATAATGGGCAAAATCTTATAATACCACTGACAAAACCTGTAAAATTTACTTTTGGCGATAAGGGCAATTTTTATATCAACCCTTACATTTTAGGCGCATTGATAGGAGATGGCTGTATGGCAGATTGCGTTATATCGGAAGGACGTGTTGATTTTACCACACAAGACGAGGAAATAAGAGACAGGTTCATACGCTGTGGCTATGATATGAGTTGCAAATCCCATAAAGGGAACGGTGTATATAGTTACAGAATCTATGACAGCCAATTAATTGAATGTCTGAAAAAACATGGAATGGCAGGCAATCATTCGCAAACCCACTTTATCCCAAATGTATATAAATATGGAACTATAGACGCACGCATCGAATTGATGCAAGGGCTTATGGACGCAGATGGGTATGTAGATGACAGGGGTCACATGAGTTATACTACTACCAGTAAACAATTAGCGGAAGACGTGGCTTTTATTGTGCGTTCTCTTGGCGGGATGGCAACAATAACCAGTGATATGGGGAGTTATAAAACTGCGGATGGAGAGAAACATATTTGCAGTCAAGTATGGACTGTGTTTTTTCGTACCAAAATAGACCCTGACTTATGCGGATTGACAAGAAAAAAAGAAAGGGCAAAATACGAATTTAACGGAGGATATTCAGAGTATGGGAAACGAATCGTTGGCATAGAATATCTTGGCAAGAAACAAGGACGTTGTATTTCTGTTTCAGAACCCGATGGACTGTATATTGTTGACGACTTCACAGTAACGCATAACTCCTATCTTGGCTCGTGTTGGCTGGTAAGCAGCTGTATGTTTTACCCAGACATCCGAGCAGTTGTCGCCCGCAAAACGCTGAAAAGTCTGAAAGGCTCTACATGGAACACAATCAAGAAAGTGTGCAAGGAATGGGGACTGAAAGAGGGCGAAAACTACAAGATTAATAACCTTGACGGCACGATGACTTTCTGGAATGACAGCACCATTATCATGCAGGAAATGATTGACTTGCCATCGGACATCAACTTTGAGCGGTTCGGATCCTCAGAATATACTATAGCCTTTATTGATGAAGTTTCGGAAATTTCAGAAAGAGCTGTGGAAGTGCTTTTTTCACGTCTTCGCTGGAGGGTGGCGGAAACATTCAAGACAGCGCGGATGTTGATGACAACCAATCCCTGCATCACATGGGTGCGGTCACGATTTGTGCAAGACGATGACGGCAACAAGGTAAAATGCCGTGATGGAGAAGCATACGTTCCTTTCTCTGTTTTTGACAATCCAGACGAACAATTCGTGCAGACTTACGTCGCCGCATTGAACAAGATTACCGACAAAGCCACAAGAGAACGCTTGCTGTATGGAAACTGGGACTTTGTGGATTCCAATCTTATGGCGGCATACTGGAACTTTGACGGTTCGAGACATCTTGTGGCAGGCTTGCGCGAAAAAGTGTATGACCCGATGAAACCGATTATATCGGGATGGGACTTCAACGTCGCGCCATACATGAGCGAGCTGGAGTTTCAGATTGACTATGAGAAGAAGGCGGTCTATATCTTGGAAGAGAACTTGGGCAAGCCCGAAAACAAGGAAAACAACACACCGAAGTTGGCTGCGAAGATAAAGGAGAAACACATCCAGCGGCAACACTTGGGCGGCATTGTGATAACAGGCGACCCAGCAGGACTTGCACGCTCCACTCAAACGGAAGAGGATGTAAACAACTATACTATTATAGTGGATAATATGCGGAACGCCGTGTTGCGACCCCGTGTGAAACTGCTCCAGAAACAGCCGCCGCAGGCCACGCGCTTGGAATTTGTCAACGCCCTGCTCAACGGCTTCGGCGGTTGGAAGATTCTGGTGGACATGAGATGCAGGAAGTTCACGGAGGACATGGTGTATCAGCAGAAAAACTCTGACGGGACGAAATGCAAGAAGAAAGTGCTGAACCCAAAGACGAAGGGCAAGGAAGAGAAGTACGGACACCTGTCGGACATACTCGACTATGTTCTCGTGCTGTTCCTCAATGACGAATGGAAGAGGTTTCAAAATCAGAAAAGCTCCATCGAAACATACTCTGGGACGGTGTATAACGCTTTTGAATATTAAGGGAATACGATATGTACAGAAGATTTTTGAACAACAACGACTACTTGGGCGTAATCACGGAAACGGCGTTGAGCCAACTTATCCGTGACGAGGAGTTCCGTTTCACACAGGCGGAACAAGCCGCCGAAGCGTCGATGATAGACTATCTCTCGGAGAACTACGAGATAGAGAAGGAACTTGAACGTGGCAAAAACATCTTCGACTATGACCGCAAGATAACCTATCCGACAGGCAGTCATTTCTACCTTGACGGCGAGATATGCGAGGTCATGCAAGCCATAAACGGATATAAAGCACCGTGTTCAGCGTCATACTGGCACGAGGTGGACGAAGAACCGAAAAAGGACGAAGCGACCGAGCCGTACTCGCAGCTGAAGAATTACCATACAGGCGACAGGGTGCGGTTCGTCGGGCGCATCTATGAGTGCGACATTCAGAACGGCTATGACTTCAGCGACATCCGCATACCCGGCATAAACGCATGGGAGAAAGTGGAAGTGTATGACTGGGAGGCGATACCGTACAATGACTGGGAAGTGGTGAAATACGAGGAAAAGTACTTCACGCTTATGACCACGGAGGGTTATGACGCTTTGGTAAACCCAATGGAGTCGGACTGCTGGGGACTCATAGGCGACTACGACGACAGCATAGACACCTATGAATTGTCGGAACATGAATATGTGGTGTATGACAGCAATGTATATTACCCCATCGTCAACCCCAACGCTGACGAGCCGAAACTTGAAACGAACATACGCCACCACGACCCCAGAAGCTACAATCTGAAGCGGCACATGGTGCAGCTGGCTCTTTATGAGCTGCACAAGCTCATATCGCCGAACAACATAAGCACGGTGCGAGTGGATGACTACGACCACACGATGCAATGGCTGAAAGACGCGGGCAGGCTGAAGCTCAACCCCCAGATACCGAGAAAGGTTGACAGGAAGAAAGAGCCTGTGACGGACTGGCAGATGGCTACCTTCCAGACATCCTACGACCCATACTTGAATCCGTGGCACGTATGAAAATCAT